CATTGGGCCCGTACTGGTTTCGATTTTAAGAAAATAAATTGAAATGCAAGTGGAGGTTGAATCGAGGACTCCTTAAAAAGTTTCAATTATATTAACTGCCAAAACAGCAAAATATAAAGGTCACATCTCTGCAAGAGCTTCTCTTGTTGAATTGACCGCTTCTGTAGTTTAATTTCTACAGCGTGACTACCTTGACACATCTATTGGATAGTTGCGTAATTAGATGTTTGAGTATAATAAGTTTTTTTATTCTTTTTATATTCAATATTAAAAATAAAATCGCTGAGCATGTTTGTTGTTTATCTATACAAAGCTAAAAATAAAAACAACTAAACTTGTAGTATTTTAATTTAGATTTTTAAAAGACAGAGGTTCAATTCCTCTCGGGTCCAATTAATTTTTATACATCAAGTACCATCACCACCAGCTTGTTCACTACTCATATTATTTTGTGTTTCTGGACCATTAAGACCTGGCCTAGTTTCTTGGAGTGTGTCTGTACTAGATCCTGGTGATGTATCAAGACCTATATTTGTAACTGCATTTACAATTGGGGCGATTACGGTGTTTCTTATTGTATCAATTCCACCTTGGAAGACATCTTGAGTCTGTCCAGCGCCACCCGCTATTTGAATTAAAAAATTATTTATAATAGGACGAATTGCTCCAGCGGTAGCTCTACCTAAAAGCCCAGCTGGAAGCCCTATCTGAACGGCATCTGGAAGATAAGGACTTACAAACGCATTGCTTCCAAATGGATTACCTAAAATATATGTAAAAGAAAAATTACCGTAACTTCTAGTATCAAAATCTGCTTGATATTCAATAGAAACACCATTTGATGCAGCTCGAAAAACTGTGCTCAGAGGTACGTTATTATTCATTGAAGCTACTACGAATTCAGTAAAAGGTTCCAGTTTAGCGCTTCTAAAACCATTCCATCTTGCTTCTAGATCATCTAGAGTAACAGTAGGAATATCTCCTCCTCCAACAACAGCATTATACCAATAACCAAAATCAGTATTTGTATTTACTATCATCAAAGAGCTTTTACAGAAATTTTCTCCATTTACGTCAAATTGAATTTTTCCATTTTCGTCATTCCATGATCCAAAATAACCTGGACTTACAGTAGCACTAATATTTGGGGTCCAACTCACAGGTGTCTTATTTTTATAAGATGATACAGGACGTTGAAAAGTTTTAAATTTAAAAAACTCTTTAGCGCCGTTTTTATCACTAGTTCCATTTATATCAATATCTTGACCTACAGCTTTTCCTATTCTTAGTTTAACATCACTCTGATTAACAGTAAAACTCAAACCTTGACCTATTTCGTTAGCTAACTTAGGGTCTAATGATGTCCCGCCCTCTCCACCCTTCCACAATTCAGCAAGACTATATCCCATGGCTACTGCTGTCAATGCGTCAAATTTAGGGACATCAGAGGCATTTTTTCTTAAATATACTTTTATTCTAGAAGTATCAATTCCAGGCAAATTGCCTTTTTTAGGAGCAGTTGCCCAAGCCTGTAACGGCTTACTATTTGGATTTGATATTGCGAGTGTTACTGACGGGGTTTTAAACTCTGAATTTAAACCACATCCACCAGCAGAGCCCTTTATATTAACATTTCCAGCTTTAGCTAAATCTACAGTAACCGTATTTTGTGTTTCATGAACTCCGTCCATATTCCTATATACACTTTTTTCATATAAAATACTGGAATATTAGCGCTCATTACTATACAATAAATAAATGAATATTCTTTGGCCAGATATACATAAAAATTTAACAAAAAATATAGCAAAAGCATTTCATAAGCTTGGGCATACTTTAATTTTACCAAATAATGAATATATTCCAACTAATTTTCCACCAAAAGAATTTAATCAATGGGCATGGAACACAACTTGGACACAAGAAAAAGCAGATATTGAGTTTCAACATAAAAACGTAAGAGTTTTAAATAAAGATCAAATATTAGATCTTAAACCAGAAGTAATTTTTATCACAAGTTTTGAAAGTCAATTTGAGATTTTAAATGAAATTTGGCCTCATTTAAAAGATAATAGTAAACTAGCTTGTTATAGTGGCAATGATTATTGGGATGGAGCTTATCCATTTTATATTATTAAAAATTATCTTTGTGCTGATTATGTTGGATATGTTTTAGCAAATAAATATAAAGTCAATCATTTATACTATAAGCCTTGGGTTGATTATGACAGATGCACTTTTGACGGACCAACAGATGGAAACATAATTGGAATTTATATTTCTGAATACGAAAAGAATTTTAATCAAGAATATAACATGAGCAAAGCTTTACAACAAATTACTCCATATATAGATTATCATTACCACACAGAAAGCTCCCAAGAAGAATTAACTAAAAGTCTAAAGTCAAGCATTGCAACTCAACACATTAAACATCTTGAAGGATATGGTATAGCAGTAATTGAAAGCATGGCATGCGGAAGACCAGTTTTTATGCATCGTAAAATGGCTCAAAATAAAAGCTTAATGAATTGGAGCATTGAAAATGTGACAACTTTATTTTTTGAAAGCGAATATGAATATATTGCAAAATTAAAAGCATTATATGAAAGCAAAGATTACAGATATTTTCTTCAATATACAACAGCTAGCGTTATAAGACAAATTATTGACAACGATAAAGAAACCGAAAAGCTTGGACATTTTCTTAATAATCTAGTATAATTTTAAATAGTGAAAATTTGGCTCTGTGGGATTACCCAAAATGAAAAGCAGAATATTGATGATATGACCAAAGATATCCATCAATACTTTGATGGATTGATTTTTGTAGATGGAGGATCAACAGATGGCACACTAGAAGTATTAAATGCAAGAAAAGGCCAAGGAAAGATTATCAATAGAGAATGGTCAAATGACCACGATCTTCAAATGAATGGCTTTTTAAGATCAAATATAATGCAAAATGGTGATTGGTTCATTATTCGTGATAGTTGTGAAAGATTAGATATAGATTGGGCAAGAAATTTGCGTAATTTTATAGAAAACTTCTTAGAAAAAAATAATATAAATAGTTGCGTTGACAGACAAAAAGCTTTTCTTGTTAAATATTTTGATGATATGATATTTCAAGGAAGTCCTCACTGGGGTCTTCAAGGCATGAGGCCAGGATATCTTGATCTTTACGAATATTATGGAAAAAATCAAAAAATGTTTGCATGGGAAGAAAGACCAGCCCAAAGAAAGCACTATATTGATAGTGATATGAAATATTATTTTGTTTATGGTAGATCAAATCATTGCGTACTTCATTATTATGACAATGGCAAAACTCCAGAAAGATATCAACAACAAGAAGACATTAGACAAACATTTAGAAGATATTGCCAAACCCTAGGAATCAAGTTCAGCCTAGATTCATTGAAGCAATATTGGAAAGGCAATGTAATTGATGAAAAAACTAAATTTTTTATTAACAGCGAAAGATTAATAAGAAGATTTTATAGATTAAACATTTTGAATCATTCGTTAGATCAAATTGACTCCTCAGAAGAATGGAGGTTACAATGAAATTGATTGATTGTTTCATGTATTTTAATGAAAAAGATATTGCATATCTTAGAATCAAGGAGCTCTATGATATTGTAGATTATTTCGTAATTAATGAAGCCACAAAAACTCACCAAGGACAAGATAAAGAATTATCTTTTTGGAAAGATAATAGGCTACAAGAGTTTAAAGGTAAGATTATTTATTCGCCCATAGAACTAGACGGAAGATTTGATCTTTTAATGCCTAAATTTTTTCCAGATGCAAAAATTGCAGCAAAAGAACACGAGCAAAGAATAAGACTTTTCGAACAAATCGAGCCACTTAATTTAGATAATTTAGATACAATAATGATTTCAGATTGCGATGAAATTCCTAATAAAGATGTATTTCAACAAATGATAAGCTATCCAATCGTTGCATTAAATCAAATGTTCTTTGTTCATTATATTGACATTTATACAAATAAGAATGTTACTGGAACAGTAGCTTGCAAATATGAAGGATTAAAACATTTAAATACTTTATGTTTTGGAATGAGTCTTCAACTTCTAAGACGAGACAAGGATTTTATGCCAAGAATAGAGAATGGTGGATGGCATTATTCTTATATGGGAGGAGCAAAATCTGTTAGCCAGAAAGTAGTTTCAACATATGATGGCAATCTAGATTCCAAATGGAAAACGGAAGAAGCCGCTCAACAACTAATTGATGAAAGTATTAAAAATAGAAATAGTCCATTTTCTCAAGATCCAATTAGTATTTTAGATTTTAAACACATGACAATTGCTGACCTTAAATTTACGACAGCAAAACAAGGTGGATGGCAAAAGGAATCTGCAAGATGTCAATTACATCCTAGAATTATAGAGTCAGATTTTAATGGAGATTTTGAAAATCTGAGGTATAAAAAATGAAAAATTCTTTTGATTTTTTTGAAAAAATTTATTGTATTAATTTGTCATATAGAACAGATAAGTGGAAAACTTGCCAAGAAGAATTTGAAAAATTAAATATAAAAAATAAAGTCGAAAGATTTGATGCAATAAAATTTGATGGCGCTCATCCTTGTGTTAATATAAGATCTGCTGGATGCTGTGCATCTCACAGAGCCGTAATCGCAAGAGCTAAAGAAGAAAATTTAAAAAATGTATTAGTACTAGAAGATGATATTCAATTCATAAATGATATTAATAACCAACTAAACCTTTCATTAGAAGATTTAAATAAACAATCAAGATGGGATATATTTTACTTAGGAATGCATGCTGGACATCATGACATTAAGAGGCCAAATGTTCCACCACTTGAAAGAGTTGATAAAAATTTACTAAGAGTTAATACATGTCAATGTGCTCACGCTCAAGGTTACAATAGCAACATATTCAATTTTATACTTGAAAATGTTCCAACACCAGATAAAACATTAGAATGGTTAATGAGAAATGAATCTATAGATGGATGGATAATGAGAAATATACAGGCGCAAGGTTATTGTTTTTCGGTAAATGAAATTATAGCAACTCAAAGAGTTTCATATTCAGACAATAATTTAGTAATGACAAGATTAGATCAACATTTTATTGATCAGTTTAATAAACATAAACCCTTATGATAACATTCTCTCAATTAGGAAAATATGGAGCAATTGGAAATCAACTTTTTCAATATGCAACTTTATATTCTGTAGGTAAACTAAATGGATATCAAGTTAAAATTCCAAAAACAGAAGAACATTTTGATGAAGGCACATTTAGAATACAGCATTATTTCTTAAATTGTTTCAATAATATATCAGCAGATATTCTCACAGAAGAAGATTTTAAGCAAATAAAATATACCGCAAATTGGTCTTATAATTTTTATAATAAAAATATATTTACGATACCAGACTTTACTAATTTAGAAGGATACTTTCAATCTTATAAATACTTTAATATTTTTGAAAATGATTTAAAAAGACAATTAATTTTTAAAAATGATATTAAAGATTCCATCCACAAGAAATACGACATAGACTTTAGTAAATTTTCTTCTGTTCATTTAAGGTGTGGTGATTACGCCCATAGGCAACAACATCATCCAGTTATGAATAAAGAGTACTATACAAAAGCTTTTGATATAATAAACTCAGAAAATTACCTAGTATTCTCAGATACAATATCAAAAGCAAAAGAAATTTTTGGACAATTTAATAATATTAATTTTATTTATATGGAAAATAATCATGCATTTGAAGATATGTATTTAATGTCCATATGCCAAAATAATATTCTTGCTAATAGTAGTTTCGCTTGGTGGGCTGCATGGCTTAATAAAAATGATAATAAAGTTGTAGCCCCATCAAACTGGCTTGGACCAGCTTATAATGGACAATGGAATATAAATGATCTAATACCTCAAAACTGGAGTGTCATTTAATATGCTTTTATCTTTAGAAAATTTAATCAATAAATATAATTGTAAAATCAATGGAGTTATCCATATTGGTGGACATCATGGTGAAGAACATGAATCATATAAAAAGCATAATATTCAAAATATTATTTATTTTGAACCAATGAAGTCTTCATTTGAGATATTAAAAAACAAAGTAAAGGACGAAGCTCTAGTTGTTAATAAAGCCTTGGGAAATGATAATAAAAAAGTAGAAATGAATGTTGAGAAAAACAATCAAGGACAATCAAGCTCTATTCTAAACCCCAAAATTCACTTGCAACAATATCCTTGGATTCAATTTACAGATAAAGAAGAAGTCGAAATGATTAAATTAGATGATTTTGAATTTAATAAAAACAATTATAATTTTATAAATATAGATGTTCAAGGATATGAATTAGAAGTATTTAAGGGTGCGAAAGATACTTTTAAAAATATAAAATATATAGTGTCAGAAGTAAATAGAGCAGAAGTTTATGAAGGATGCCCTCATATAAAGGATTTATGCGATTTCTTAAAACAATTTAATTTTGAACTAGAAGAAGTTACTTGGGCTGGAGAAACTTGGGGCGATGCATTTTTTATAAAATATGAATAAACCATTAGTAAGAATAAAAAACTTCTCTTTTTCTCACGCCGATTCTTCATCAGGCTGGAATAAGCCTAATCATTTTCAATGGCAAAGAGATGAACTTCCTGCTGATGAATATACTTTTATCACAGACGAATACTTAAAAGATTATACAAATTCTAATTCAATAGCTTTTCTAGTAGAGCCTCCATCTACAAACGCTCCAGCATATGAATTTGTATATCAAAATCGCCAAAAATTTAAACATATACTAACCTTTTGTGAAGATTTAATTAAAGTTTGTGAAAATGCATTATTTTATCCATATGGAGGCACATTTCTTAAAAAAGAAGAATTTGGTTTATATGTAAAAAATAAAAATATATCCATGTTGCTATCAAGCAAAGAATATACAGATGGTCATAAATTCAGACATCTATGTAAAAATTTTATCTTAAATAAAGGAGTAGATATTTATCAATCATCCAAGGATATTCATTTTAATAAACTTGATACTTCCAGAGATTATAGATACTCAATAATCGTTGAAAATGGAAAATATGCATCTTATTTTTCAGAAAAAATTATTGATTGCTTTGCTACTGGAACAATACCAATATATCATGGATGCCCAACTATAGATAAATTTTTTAATCCAGATGGTATAATTAAATTTAACTCACTAGAAGAATTAGATATTATTTTAAAATATGCAGATAATAAATTATACGAATTAAAAATCAACGCTGTAAAAGAAAATTTTGAATTAGCTAAAAAATATTTAATAGCTGAAGATTGGATTTATAAAGCGTATCCATTTTTATTTAATATATGATACCTAAAATTATTCATCTTATATGGCTTGGTGGCAAAAAACCAGATAAATTCAATATTACATTACAAAAAATCAAAGAAATAAACAATGATTACGAAATAAAAGAATGGAACGATAATAATATTGATTTTGAATTAATTCAAAAAGATTTTTTTAATAAAACTGAGAATCTGGGATCAAAATCTGACATTCTAAGATTTGAATTACTTAATAAATATGGTGGTATTTATATGGATTATGATTTTATTCAAATTAAAAAATTTGATGAATTGTTAAATTATGATTTTTTTATTGGTAGCGGAAGCGAAAATGAGACTTGGAATAGTATAGTGGGATCTATTTCTAATCATAAAATATGTAAAGATTTTATTGATGGTCTATCAAACACTACCCCAGTATTAAAAGATGAAAATAAAGATGAAATTGGGATGGTAATGCATAAAACTGGTCCATACTATATACATAAAGTTTATAACGCTAATAATACATTACCTAATATTAAACATTTAGGTAAAAATTATTTTTTTCCATTTCCAGGTGATCAAAGAGAATTAGTAAGGAATATGAGCGAACATTCTTTAGATTATATAAAATCTTTTGCTACTAAGGAAACTTTTTGCATACATTTTCATACCTGCACATGGCAATGAATATTTTAGAAACTCCTTTCATGGTTAAAACTAATCATGAATATCCTCCAAATAATAAAATTATATTTGAAGAATACTTTTATAATTGGTTTATAGAAAACAAACCTTTAATAAATAAAACGTATTTACCAATTTTTTGGACTAATTACTACATATCAAAAGACTATGCACAACAAGACATATCTGAAGTAAATATATTTTTAGATAGTTTAGATAAAAACAAACAATACTTTACAATCGTTCAATGGGATGATGGTATAGTAAATCCATTTGAATATAAAAATATATATGTTTTTGGTCAAGGCGGTGGAGGAGGAAAAAGTGGTTATATTGGAGACTATCCAATCCCATTAATTTGTCAACCAAATCCAAATATAAAAATAGAAAATAAAGATATTTTTGCTAGTTTTGTGGGGGCCATATATGGAAGAAGTAGTTGCAGAGAAAGTATGTATAATAGTCTTAAAAATAATCATAACTATTTATTCCAAAATTCCGTTAGTTATGATATATTTTCAAATGTAATGTCTAGAAGTGTTTTTTCTTTATGCCCAAGGGGATATGGAGCAACGTCTTTCAGAATATGCGAAGCATTACAACATGGATCTATTCCAGTATATATTTCTGATAAACCATGGATTCCATTTAATGATATGATAGATTTTAATGACTATGGAGTTTTTATAAATTCAAAAGATATAGATTATATAGATGATATACTTAAAAGTATATCTAAGGAAAAAATTGAGAAAAAAACAAATATTGGAAGAAGTATATATAATGAGTACTATACATATACAGGATGCGCAAATAAAATTAAAAATAAGTGCAATATTAATAAATGAAAAACGCAGTAATTCTTGCCACAGATAAAAATTATGTAAAACATGTTATATATAATATTAATAATATTAAAAGCTATAATCAAGATATAGATATAATAGTTTTATCAGATAAAATAAATTCAGAAATAATTAAAAAAGAATTAAAAGATTTTAATGTTTTATTTCATGAGGTTAATGTTTTAAAAATAAACGAAGGAGCATTCTATCTTAAATATTATATATTTGATAAATTTTTCAAGCAATGGGAAAATATTTTATATATCGACTGTGATACAATGATTTTTTCAAACCTAGACAAGATTTTTAATCTTTTAGATGAAAATAATAAAATGTTTGTAGATCACGAAACATGCGATGTATTAAAATTTTTTACGTCAGGATGCCCTCGCAATCAAGATAATGATGGCATATATTTTGAATTATTAAAAGAAGATTCAATAAACGAACAAGGATTTAATTCTGGAATTATTTTATATAAATCTTGTATTATAGAAGATTCCACTATCCAAAAACTTCATAATTTACATGAAAAATATTTTAATATAAATAAACACGTAGAATCTGGTACAGATCAACCAATTATTAATCTTCTTTTTGCCAAAATAGCCAAACAAATGCCAAATAATAAATTTGCATATTTTGGGGATATGACGGACGAAACAATTATTACTCATTTTTGTAGATGGCATGCTCCATGGATAAATGATGGATATGGATCTAAAATAGGAATGAAATATGTAGATTATTACAATAATCTTTTAAACTTAAATTATACTAGAAAAACAGTATTTCATATAGAAGATCGTGGAGAGAAATGGATTTTTCATTGGATTACATATATGCTGGCAGGGTTAAGACACATAGGCAAAGATACATCTAGATTTGGTGCTGGTGGAGGTGGGTCTTTTGAGCAAAATGCAGAGTTGTATAATTCAACAATAGTAAAAGAGCCTTACTATTTATATATATCTAAAATAAAAAATTTTATAAATTACCAACAGGAATCACTAGATCTAATAAAAGATAAATTCATTACTTTAAATAAAGAAGACATACAGGCTGCAGATATTGTAATTAATAATTATGGCGAAGAAATCTCAGATAATCCTTTTCATATTTCATCAGAAGGGTATTTATTTTTAAGAAATTTATTTTTAAGAAATATAAATAAAGATAAATTTAAAAATAAAAAATTTTATATAAGTCGATCAAGATCTCATTTATTAGAAGGAAACAAGTTAGATAACAACGCCAAAAGAAGGCAAATAATAAATGAAAAAGAATTATCCCTAGAGCTTGCTAAATTTGATATTAATACAATTTTTCTTGAAGATTTTTCATTTAAAGAGAAAATAGAAATTTTTAATACAGCAGATACAATTATATCTCCTAACAGTGGTGGATTGACTTTTTCAATATTTTCTGATAAAAATACAAAAATCGTTGAAATAAACGCAAGAGAACCCGCTCAAATATCTCATCAATATAAAAGTCAATGTTCAGCTTTAGATATTCCATATTATATTTTTTATTCAGATAAATATGATTCTAATGATAATATCCACATTGATGTAAATTGTTTTTTAGATTTTTTAAAAAATAATAAAATAATATGAATAAATTTAAAATAGTAATTATATCAAATAGTGCTTATAGTTATTTATGGAAAATTATAAATGATTTAACAATTAATATCGAAAATATAAATTTATGTTTAGATGAAAACCCCATAGATTTTAAATTTAATAAAAATATAAATATTATTTATTATACTAAAAGTAATATTTATTCTAAAAGATTACATGAGATAATATCTCAAATTGATTCTGAATATGTTATACTTTTGCATGATGTAGACCTTATTTTAAACTTTAATAAAATTAAAGTTGCTGATTATATCAGATTAATGGAGAAAATCAACATAGATAGATTAAGCTTTGGAGTTTATGATAATCCTAATAATATAATTAAAGATGGTGAAATTCAAATATGTAAACTAGAAAAAGGAATTAGTAGAAGCTATTTTACGCCATTTGATCATACTCCATCAATATATAGAAAAGATAAATTAATTTTAATTTATAAAAATTTTGAAAATGAAACATACGCTAAACTAGAACAAAATAGTAATGTTCAAGATTTTGTAGATAACAATATAAAGTGTTATGGAATACAAAAAAATAAAAACGTAGATTTGATTTATCACAGAGGATTTGTTTTTTCTCAAGATATGAGTTTTTTGCATTTAACTATACAAGGTAAATTTCTGCCAACAAAACTATATTATGATCTTGAAAAAACAGTGCAAGATATAATAAAAAAATATGAGTTAGAGTTTGTTGGTTCACATGAAAATCATGATTATATAGATAAAAATATCCTATGATACTTGAACTAGAAAAAACAAATAAAGAGCTTTTTCTATCAAAAGATGTAAATAATAGAGAAATTTATTTTTTTAATTTAAAAGACGTTCAATTTGTCGGTCAAGATTTATATTACCCAAATGTATTCGCTTTTTCAAGAAGTGATAATAATTTTTATAGAGTTATTAGAGAGAAAATTATGTCTTTGCAAAATATACGACTACCAAATTTTAATTTTAAAAAATACGAACTAGAAGATGAGATGGTAGAGCCCGTATTCTATTTCGTCTATAATACTGAAAATTATTATCATTTTGTTTATGATACGTTACCATATTTAATATCTTTTAATAAAATAAAAGAAAAAATTCCAAATTTAAAATTACTGATGAATTATCCGAATAAAGATAAAAATAATTTATATAAATTCGTAAAAGAATACTTAGATTTATTAAAGATAAAAGATGAAGATATTAAAATTATTAATCCAAAAACTTTATATAGAGATGTATATTTTTCTAGTTCGTTTACGCATGACATAGACTCAAACTTGCCACCAAGAAAAGAAGTTTACGAATTTTATAAAAATATGGCAAATGAAATTAATGACAACTTAAATTTACCAAAAAAAATTTATATATCGAGAAGAACATGGACAACTAAAGACCATTCTAATATAGGGACTAATTATACAAATAGAAGAAAATTAGTTAATGAGGACGAATTGGTATATGTTTTAAATAAATATGGATATCAAGAAATATTTACTGAAAATTTATCAATAAAAGAAAAGATAGCGTTATTTAAAAATGCCACCAATATCATTGGAGCTTTTGGAGGCGGTATATGTAATGCTTTATTTAGTAAACCAGAAACAGAATTAATAGCTATTGAATCGCCAGGATTTCTAAATGTAAACAAAAGATTTTTATTTTCTTTAAAAAATGTAAATCTAAAAATATTTAAAGATACCTCTCATTTTGAAAAAGCTAAATATAAAAAATATATCAGAGTAAAATATAATTCAATAATTGGAGAAATTATTGAAATAGATGGAGACTATATAACTATTGCATATACTGATAATTTTATTGCAGGATGGAGCGCTGATCTAAATTATAAAACTATAAGAGTTAAAAGTCAATTATGCGAACCACTAGACGATGGGCTTAATTCAAGTTGGGAATTGAATATTAAAAAACTAGAATATATATTAAATTAACATATAACATATTATGAGCGAAATTGTACGCCAATTAAGAGAAGAAATTATATCGAATAATGTTGATTTCTTAAAGGATAAGTTATTTTTTGAATTTGGTGTTTTTCAAGGAGAATCATTATCGATGTTTTATGATTTATATAAAAAACATTTAAATATTGAAAATACTTTATTTTATGCATTCGATTCGTTCGAAGGTCTTCCAGAAGAAATAAAAGATAAAAACAACCCTTCATACTGGAATAAAGGTGCATTTAATATGAGTGGAAATATTCCAGAATGTTTAAATAGAGATAAAATTATAACAATTAAGGGTTTTTTTTCTGAATCATTGACGCAGGATTTTGCCACCACCATAAATAAAAAAATTGGTTTGCTTCATATAGATTGCGATTTATACACATCAACTTATGAAGCTTTAGATTTTTGCTTTAAAAATAATTTGATAATTCCAGGAACAATTATAATGTATGACGATTGGGGTGGTTATCACGAGAAACAAGTAGATGAATTTGAATGTGGCGAAGGATTAGCTCACAAACAAATATTAGAAAAATATAATAAAAAATGTATATTTAAATCAAAAACAATCATCTCACCAAAGTATCACGAAATTACTACTTTTATTGTAGAATAATATATAAAAACATAAATAATTTTTATTTTTATGAAAACTGCATTATTGATAGCTGGTTATTTACGCTCATTTAAAGTCAACCTTCCGTTAATCAAAGATAAGATTTTAGATAAATTTAAAGATATTGATACATATATTCATATAACTAAAAATGAAGCAAAAAATGATAAGTATTTTAATATAGCTAATGAAGTAGAAGATATTTCATATATAAAAAATATTTTAAATCCAAAATGTATTTTACTAGAAGATAACATTGATATCTTTCAAAATTCAAAGAAAAATAATCTTTATAATACATGGATAAAATACTATAAACTAAATGAAATTAAAAAAATAAATGAAAAATTACATGGAAAGTATGATTTAGTTGCGAAATATAGACCAGATTTAAATATTATAACTGAAGAAATTTTTCCAAAACAACTAGAAAATAAAATATATATACCAGAAAAAAGCCTTATTGATAAATCTAAATTGGAGAATCCTGACGATAATCATATGTGCGATATATTTGCGTATGGTAAATCTCAATTAATGGATCAATATTTTAATATATACAATAACTTAGAACAATTATCTCAAGAGCACGGATACACTCCAGAAACAATTATATATGAATATTTAAACAAAGAACAAATTCCGTATAAACTTATTAATCTAGAGTATTCTATGATTTTATCCATATGTAATACTTTTGCAATTTGTGGAGATTCTGGATCTGGAAAATCCACTTTAAGTAATATACTACAAGAGTATTTCTCAAATTCTTTTATTTTAGAATGCGACAGATATCACAAATGGGAAAGAAATGATGAAAATTGGAAAAAATTTACGCATTTAAATCCAGAAGCAAATTATATAACAAAAATGGAAAATGATATTTTTGACTTAAAAATTGGTAAAACAATTCATCAAGTTAATTATGATCATTCAAATGGAAAATTTACTCAAAAAGAAAAAATAGAAAAATCAGATAATATAATTGTTTGCGGATTGCATAGTTTATATTCAGAAAATCATGGAGCATATAATTTAAAAATATTTATTGATACAGATATTAATCTTAAAACTAAATGGAAAATAAAAAGAGATATGCAAAATAGAGGCTATTCGATTGAAGAAACATTAAAGCAAATAGAAGCAAGAAAAGAAGACTATTATAAATATATATATCCCCAAAGAGATAAATCAGATATTATTATTAATTTCTTTACAGATAAAGATTTTGATATAAACAAAATCAATGAGGATGATACTGTTAATTTAAGAATTTTAATCAATAAGAAGTATTCTCTTATAGATATATTAAGTCATTTATCCAAAAAAGAAATAGAATTCAAAATAAAATCAAATAATGAGATATTTAATGAAATTATTTTTTATAAATATAAAAAATGTAATATTTTAGAAAACTCAAACATATCTTTCGATAATTATTATGATTATATAATGTTTTTTATATTATCATTACAACAAAATTAAATGAAAGTAATATATATTGATATAGATGAAACTATTTGCAAGACTCCAGAAAATAGGGATTATTTTGAAGCAATACCAATAAAAGAGAATATAGAAAAGATAAACAAATTATACAAAGCAGGAAATACAATAGTATACTGGACATCAAGGGGTAGTAGAAAACAAATCAATTGGTATGCATTAACTAAATCACAATTAGACTCATGGGGTGTTATGTATCATGAATTAAGAGTAGATAAACCATACTATGATTTATTTATTGATGATAAAACATTAAGAATCGAAGAAGTATGAAAATCATATCTCATAGAGGTAATATTAATGGAAAAATATTAGATAAAGAAAATAAACCTTCATATCTAGATTCTGCAATTTTTTCTAAAATTGAAGTAGAAACAGATATTAGATGGATAGATAATAAATTTTATCTTGGACACGATAATCCAGATTATATCATAAATGAAGAATGGATTTTAAAAAGAAAAGATTACATATGGTTTCATTGCAAGAATCTAGAAGCTGCTCAAAACTTAGAGGTTTTATCTAAAGATATAAAATATTTTTGTCATACCAATGATCCATTTATATCTACTAGCACAAATCATTTTTGGGTTCATGATTTTACTTGCAATTTAAATAAACAATGTATTATACCATTATTAGATGAAATTAATATTAAAAATTTTAACAATAAAATTGTTTATGCAGTATGCACGGATTATGTAAATTTTTGTAAATATAATTTACGTCAAAAGGGATTATGCTAATTAAAGATAATATTCAACTTATAATTCCTATGTCGGGAAAAGGAAAGAGATTTGCTCAAGCTGGATATAAAACATTAAAACCATTGATAGAAGTAGATGGTTTTCCAATGGTTCAGCATGTAGTAAATCTTTTTCCTGGAGCAACAGACATATCTTTTATTTGCGACGAAAGACATCTAAAAGAAACTAATATGCTAGAAATATTGAAGTCAATTGCACCTAACGCTAAAATATTTGAAGTCTCTAATAATACGAAAGGTCCAGTAAACGCAGTATACTCTATTAAAAACCATATAGATGAAAATAAAGAAGTTATTGTATCTTATTGCGACTATGGCACAGATTGGGATTTTGATAAGTTCCTAGAAATAACTAGAAATGGAAACTTTGATGGAGCAATACCATGTTATACAGGATTTCATCCTCATATGTTGGGTAGCGATAATTATGCTTTCTGTAGGGAAGAAAATAAAATACTTTTAGAAATTAAAGAAAAAGAACCATTTACAAATAACAGAATGAACGAATACGCTTCGAATGGAACTTATTACTTTAAAACGGGATCAATCCTTAAAAAATATTTTAAAGAATTAATTGATTTAGATCTTAATTTAAAAGGAGAGTATTACGTTAGTTTGGCCTATAATCTTTTAGTTAGAGATAATTTAAAAGTTAATATTTTTGAAATTAACAAAATGCTTCAATGGGGAACTCCATATGATCTAGAGATATATAAAAGCTGGTCAGCTTACTTCAAGAATATAAGCGAACCACAAACCCCAATCTATAACGATGCAGAAACAACGCTAATCTTACCTATGGCTGGAAAAGGAAGTAGATTTTCTGAAGAGGGCTATTCATTACCAAAGCCACTACTAGAAGTAGACTCAAAACCAATGATTATCCAAGCCGTAGATTGTCTTCCTCAATCACGAAATAATATATTCATATGCTTATCAGAACATATTAAAAATTTTGATTTAGAACAAAAATTAAAAAATAAATATTTAAATTGCAAAGTTTTATCTATAGATGAAACTACAAAGGGACAGGCTTGTACTTGCGAATTAGCTATTAAAAATTTTAAATTAGATTTAGATAAACCTATTTTAATTTCTGCTTGTGATAATGGAGTTTATTATGACCAGAAAAAGTATTTAAAATTACTAGAAGACAAAAATAACGACATTATCGTTTGGTCTTTTAGAAATAGTCAAACCAGTAAAGTACATCCTAATATGTATTCTTGGTTGGACGTAGATGAAAATAATAATTTAAAACATGTTTCTTGTAAAAAATTCATATATGACGACCCATTAAAAACTCACGCAATCATAGGAACAATGTTCTTTAGAAAAGCAAAATACTTTATGGATGGTCTAGAAAAAAATTATCAAGAAAATATAAGAACTAATAATGAGTTTTATGTAGATGATGTATTAAACCAAAATATAAAAATGGGACTTAATATAAAAGTATTTGAAGTCGAAAACTACATCTGCTGGGGTACACCAGATGATTATAAAACTTATAATTATTGGAAAGATTATTTTAATAAATATAATTGATTTTTATTTAAAAATATATTATCATAATAAAATGAATCAAAATATAAAAGAAACCTATTACGGTAAAAAGATAGATACTTCTAATATTTTAAATATCGAAGACGCAAGTAGACTCATCAATAATAGAAAAACTATTGTAGTAACTGGCGTTACTGGTCAAGATGGAAGTCACATGGTAGATTTTTTACTCAAAAATACTGATTATCTTATATTTGGTGGAGTAAGAAGACTGAGCGTTTATAATCATGAGAACATTAGACATATTAAATCTGATAGATTTCATCTTATTAATTTTGACTTAACGGATTCTCATGCTATATCAAGAACTGTAGAAAAATTGCAACCAGATTATTTTATTAATTTTGCTGCGCAAAGTTTTGTTGCAAGTAGTTGGGATTTCTCCAAACAAACCTGGCATACAAATTCAACGGCAGTTTTAGATATTCTTGAAGCAATTAGATTATACAAACCATCTTGCAGATTATATCAAGCTGGCTCTAGCGAAGAGTTTGGAAACGTAGAGTATTCTCCACAAGATGAAAGCCATCCTTTAAAACCAAGAAGTCCTTACGGTGCAAGCAAAGCCGCTTCTAGACAGTTGGTAAAAGTTTACAGAGAATCTTATGGGATATATGCAATTCAAGGTTGGCTATTTAATCATGAGGGTACAAGAAGAGGAGAAGAATTTGTCACTAGAAAGATTAGTAAAAATGTAGCTCGCATTTATAATGCAATTAAAAATAACGAAGACTTCCAACCACTTGAGTTAGGAAATATTGAAGCTAAACGAGACTGGAGTGATGCAGAAGATTTCATAGAAGGTGTTTGGATGATGTTGAATCAAGATAAATATAATCCAAATTACTCTGGAGAACCTAAAGAATATATATTCTCTTCAAATGAAACTCATACTATTAAAGAATTTGCTGAAAAAGCCTTTAAATATGCATCAATAAATGGCGAATGGATTGGAGAAGGAGAACATATCATATTCATAAATAAAGATAAAAAAGTATTACTTCAAATTAATTCAAAATTCTATAGACCAGCAGAAGTAGAGCTTTTGCTTGGAGATTCTAATAAAGCCAGACAAGAATTAAATTGGAAACCCAAAATTTCATTTGACAAACTAATAGAAAAGATGGTAAACTGGGATATTGAAAATCTCAAATCATAAACTTTGTCAATTAATAGTTAAAAAATACGTTAAAGGAAATATAAATTGGCCAAGAGAAATCAAAATCGCCCAAAGACTCGTTAAGAAATTTAAATCTTTTGAGTTTTGGGATAATCTCAAAGAACTGGGCAATCCCCCACCATCATTAGCTTGGTTCTTAAAAGCAGAAGGCAAGGCCTTTTTGTTAAGAGAATATGAGAGTTTTAATATAAATCTAAATATACCCAAAATAGAATTAAAAGAAAATAAAGTAGAAGATGATAAAAAGATTTGCAAAAAACCAAAAACTCTATTAGAATTCATAAGAAAATAAAATGAAACATATAGCTCTTACCGCTGCAATCAACTATAATGATTATTTAAAAATTTTTAAAAAACATAATTATCATTTCTTCGATGAAATACATATAGCTACGGATACTAAAGAAGATAAAGAATTAGAAGAAATTTGTAATGATTCAAAATTTAAATTAATTAAAACTGATAAATTTTATAATTATCAAAATAAACCAGCTAGATTCAATAGAGGTGCTGCCTATACATATGCTATGTCAAAAATGGAAAATCCAGAACTAGTAACTGTAATAGACGCAGACACAATACTACCAGATTATTATATAAATATATTTAATGAACTAAAAAATAATGGCCCATTTGATCAAATGATAAGTGCCAGAAGATTCGTATTAGAAGAATATCAAGATTACGAAAAAGTCTTTATAAATAAAGATCCAGATTACAAACCAGAAATAAAAAGTTTTGATTGGGGATGGGGTTATTTACAAATTTTTCATGCTAAAAGTAAATGGTTAAAACAAGGTTTACAATATCCAGAAAATGACGATTGTACAACTTCGGATTTTTTATTCAGAAGACAATTTGGATGGCATGTTTTTAGAAATGATACAGAGGAACATTATTGGGACCCATCAGCACAAATATGCTTAAGAAACTATACAGTTTATGGTTTAGGCCCAAATAATATAAATGCACAAGGAAGAACAGCTAAAAAGTTTATTTAAACTTGCATTTTTTAAAATTTACATTATAATAATAATATGGCAAAAAAATCTAAAGAAGAAATTATTGAATCATCTGGACCAAGCGCATCAGATAGGCTACTATCTTTTTTAAAGGAAAATAAAGAAGATCATTATAATTTTGAGGAAGAAATTTACTATAAAGTATCAACTGGTAGTTTAAACCTGGACATCGCTACAAGCGGTGGTTTATGTCCAGGGTTACATAGATTTATTGGGATGAATGAAGGTGGAAAAACTTCAGAAGCACTTGAAGTAACAAAGAATTTTCTTAAAACAGTAGCTAATTCAAGAGCGTTACTCTTCAAAGCAGAAGGAAGATTGAGCAAAGAAATTAAAGATCGTTCTGGCATTAAATTTGTAACTGATGCAAAAGAATGGGTTGATGGAACTTGCTTCGTATTTGAATGTAATATTTTTGAAACAGTTTCTGAACTGATGAAAGATCTTATTCAATCTAATGATGAAAACAAAAGGTATATGTTTATTCTTGATTCAGTTGATGGTTTAATGACAAAAGGCGATTCTCAAAAGAGCATGACAGAAGCAACAAAAGTTGCTGGTGGAGCGGTTATTTCTTCGATGTTGATGAAGAGGATTTCTCTTGCACTTTCTAAGCGCGGTCATATGGCAATCTTTATTAGTCAGGTTCGATCTGATATTAAACTTGATCCTTACGCAGCCAATAAAGATATTCGTCAAACTACTGCAACTGGTGGAAATGCGTTATTACATTTTGCTAATTGGATTCTTGAATTTGAACCAAAGTTTAATAAAGATCTTATTCTTGAAAAACCAAATGATAAATATGATCCAGTTAAGAACAAAATTATTGGACATAATGTTAAAATTATTATTAAAAAATCCACAAATGAATCTACAAACTCTAAGATTCAATATCCAATTAAATATGGTCGCAAGGATGGCTCTTCAGTTTGGAGGGAATACGAGATTATTGACCAAATCTTATCTTGGGAATTTGCAACTGCAAAAGGAGCATGGGTTACTTTTTCCGACGAAATCATTGATGAACTTAAAAAAGTAAATCTAGAGCTTAAGAAGCAACATCAAGGAATAGATAACCTAAGATCTTATCTAGAAGAAAATAAATCAATCGTAGACTATTTCTATAATAAATTCATTAACACTCTTGCGTCATGAGATTACTAAATATTAACGGCAAGCTCGTTAATAAAAATGTAAGAAACTATGAAATAAATTGGGATGGAAAATGCAGAAGTAAATTGCAATTTAAATTCAAACAATTCTTCTATCCTTACTGGAAAAATCACATTGTATATGAAGAATTTCCAGTTTATGGAAGCATGCTTAAAATTGATTTATTAAATGCAACTAAAAAGATAGCAGTTGAGATACAAGGCGATCAACATGAGAGCTTTAATAAGTTCTTTCACGATAATTCTAGATTAAAATATCTTCAAAGTATAAAAAGAGATGTTAAAAAAGAAAAATGGTTAGAAATGAATGGATTTAAGTTTCTAGAACTCTATGAAAATGATTTAAAAAACCTATCACCACAATATATAGAAGAAAAGTGCGGAATATTGATTATTTAAGTGTAAAATTTTCTGGTGACAAATAAGAAAAAATTCAATTTCCCAGCATCTCTTTTAAAACAAATTGATGAATGTAGTTTCGGTGGATATATTCTTTTTAATTTTTCAAGCAAAGGCGAACCTCAAGTATATACAAAATTTGATAATCAAATAAATGCCATGGCTCTTTTATATTATTTAAATACATGGGGACAAAGCATAGATCAACTAAATTTAGAAGCAACTACAGACCTAATCGCCAGAAAAAACGAGAACGAAGATTCAGAAGAAGAATAAAATTTATTTTTTTAATTTAATGCCAGTATTCTATAGCTTCAAGCGAAGATTCTATATAACCACCACCGTTTGGCCAAAAGAAAATATTAGGATTGTCACCTCTGTTTATAGGCGCAGAACCTACTGTTTTACCATCAATTATATAGTATAATGTACCTATTTGTGTTTCGTTTTCAAAACGATTTCCATACCAAAAAGCATCTCCGCCATCAAAATTACTTGCCATTGATGGGAGTGGCAGACCATGAAAATTATTCCATGCATCCCTTGTGATATAATTATAAATATTGATGCCACCTAGACCAGCAGGAATTGGATCATCTACATTGGGACCACTTATAAATCCATAATCATCACTATATAAATTTGCCATACAAACCAAATCGGTTTGTTTTTTTATAGTCTTTGCTTGTTGATTTATACTAAAACCTTTATTAAATTGTGAAGTTATTGATCCGCTATAGTTTCCTGGTATAATATTTCCATTTCCCAATATCATTTTTAAACGAGCGTTTATTGTGAATCTCCACGTTTTAACTCTCCAAAAAGCAATCATTATAGTTTTAAGGCTTAATGGACTAGTTCCGTATTCTGGCCATTCACTTACACAGAATGGAAAAGCCCCAACTTTACCATCTTCATCTAAAATAGGGCAACCTTCATTATTAACTGGACTTCTTAAAGAACAAGCGCAAGCTTTTAGATCACCATCGTTTCCAACAGCTATCTCTTTAAGAATACCTTTAAGGTAGTCTGGATAATCTGCTCCTGATGTTAATCCACATGGCATATTCCAAATTACACTTGACTTTTCATTTTTAATTTGGTATCATATATAAAGGATGATTTATTCTTTACAAGTAGAAAGACACGTATTAAGCGGTCTATTAAAACATCAAGATTTATTTGCAGATGTTGATGTATTTTTAACAGAGAATGACTTTTACAATGATGTTCATTGCACTATTTATTCAATATTCAAGAACATTAAACATAAAGGTGAAAACGTAGATAAAGTACTATTAGCGGAAAAAATTAAGAATCTTGGAATCTCATTTAAAGACGAGATTAATATCTTTGATTACATTGATAATTTAAGTTTCTCACAAATAACTCAAGAAGCCACAATGGAAGCATGCAAAGAACTTATTAAATTACGGGTCAGAAGAGAGATTTCCTCAACAGCAGATAAACTTAAAGAATATGTCACAAAAAATTCGGATGAATCGCTTGATTCTATTATTACTAAAATAGATCAGATTTATAATAAAAAGATTTCATCTTACTCAGAAAATGATATGCCAATTAATATTTTTGAAGGAGTAGAAGATCTTATTGAAGAAATTGGCAATAGTCCAAAAGAAGATACTGGACTTATAACTCCATATTCTGAATTTAATAGAATGTATGGTGGTTTAAAGAATGGCAATATTTACGCTATTGCTAGTAGGCCAGGTCAAGGCAAATCAACTTGGTTAAATGATATCTGTTTTAAAACTTCTATTAATCCCAAGAATAAAACTAAAACTCTTATTCTTGATACTGAAATGCAAACTGTAGATATTCAATTAAGAATGGTTGCATCTTTGAGTGGTGTTCCAGTTTGGTATCTTGAAACTGGTAATTGGCGTAAAAACGAAGAGATGACCAAGAAAGTAAGAGAAGCTTGGGATAAAGTTAAAAAATATGAATACTTTCATTATCATGTGGGCAATAAAAATATTGATCAAGTATGTTCAATTATTCGCAGATGGTATCTCTCTAAAGTCGGAAGAGGAAATCAAGCTATGATTGCTTATGATTATATTAAACTAACTGGAGAAAAAGTAGGCCAAAATTGGGCAGAGCATCAAGCAATTGGAGATAAGATTGATAAACTAAAAAGAATTTCAGAAGAAATTCATTGTCCAATTATTACAGCTATGCAATTAAATAGAACTGGCGAGAGCTTCAATAGAAAGGGATCAGAGGTTGTGGATGATAGCTCTGTGATTTCACTTTCAGATAGATTACAATGGTTTGCATCATTTGTAGCAATCTTTAGAAGAAAAACTCTAGATGAGATTACTCTTGATGGTCAAGCATTTGGAACTCATAAATTGATTCCGACAAAAACTAGATTCCAAGGAAAAGATGCAGCTGGTCATCAAGATTTAGTTAGAAGGCTAGATTGCACTGGTAAAGAGATCTGGTCACAAAATTATTTAAATTATAACGTTCAAAACTTTAATATTGAAGAAAGAGGATCACTAGCAGACGTAGCAGAGCGTCAAAGAGAACAATACGAACTTAATGATGCAAACGCAAATGATGGAGAACTATTATGAATGTAGATTTAATATCAATTACAAAGCCAGAAATTAAAGGAATTAGAAATCCAGAAGACTTGGTGGCATTTTGCGCTAGAGTCAGTAATCCATCTAATCAGATGAATATTGAAACTGCTCCAAAGCTATTAAAATTTTTAATTAAACACAAGCATTGGAGCCCATTTGAATTGGTTGATATGTGTGTTGAAATTAAAACTAGCAGAGGAATTGCGGCTCAAATTCTTAGGCACAGATCATTTAGCTTTCAAGAATTTAGTCAAAGATATAGTGTTGCAAATGAATTTGAAGACATTGAACTCAGATTGCAAGGAGATAAGAATCGACAAGTAGGTGAAATTCTTATGAAAACAAATACCGATGCATATGATAAAGTCAATGAAGTTCTAATAGAGTCTCTATCGCTTTCTCAACATTGTTATGATACAATGATTGAAAATGGGATTGCGAAAGAAGTAGCAAGAATGATATTACCCCTAACAACTCAAACTACAATGTACATGAAAGGCTCATTAAGAAGCTGGATTCATTATATAGAATTGAGAACAGAACAGAATACTCAAAAAGAACATAGAGTAATTGCAGAAAAGTGTAAAAAGATTTTCATTAAAGAATTTCCTACAATAAGTGAGGCTTTAGAATGGAAGAGTTAAATGTATATCAAATCTTAACAGATCTTGGTTACCAATTAAAAGATTGTGGAAAAGAATTTAGAGCTAAACCTTTATATAGGGATAGCGATAATGATTCTGTATTAAGAATCTACAAAGATACTGGTAAATGGGTTGATTTCAAACAGAATATGAGTGGAGATATAAATTCATTAGTTAAATTAACGCTTAAATTAGAAAACCCAAACCAAGCCCAAGAATGGCTTAAAAATAAAAACTTTGCATTTAAAAACCCAACAGAACCTCAAAAACCACTTATAAAATCTTCTAAAAAATTTGACATAGAAATTCTTTCTAGATTAGAAGATGATCAAAGCTATTGGCTAAAAAGAGGGATAGATACTGAAACACTAAAAGTTTTTAAAGGTGGAGTTGCAAAAATGGGAAAGATGAAAAACAGATATGTATTTCCTATTTTTAATGCTAAGAATAATATTATAGGATTTTCTGGAAGAGACATTACTAATTTATCTAAGATAAAGTGGAAACATATTGGTGAGAAAACAGAGTTTGTTTATCCATTATTTGTTAACTCAGAAATTATACAACAGCAAAAAGAAATAATCTTGGTTGAAAGTATTGGAGATATGCTGAGTTTATGGCAAGCTGGAGTTGAGAATACTCTAGTTACATTTGGAACTAGTTTAAGTTTAGCGATCTTAAATTATTCTTTAAAGCTTGATCCAAAAAAGATTTATATCAGTTTAAATAATGATTCAAATAAAAACAATGCTGGAAATATTGCAGCAGAAAAAACTGAAGTCAGATTGAGTAGATACTTTGACAAGAACCAACTTAAAATAGCTCTACCACCTAAAAAAGATTTTGGCGAAATGACAAAAGAAGAAATAGCTCAATGGAAAAACAATCTTTAAAAGTATTATCAGCGTCTAGAATTAAAACTCTTGAGACTTGTTCTTGGGTTTATTGGAATAATTATCATACTAAAGTACCTCAAAGTCAAAATGACGGGGCACTTAGAGGTACAATTTGCCATACAGTTTTCGAATTACTATTAAATAAAAGACATCATAAAAATTATAAAAGAATAATAAAAAAGAACGCTATTGATGGTGACGAAGGAATAAATAGACTAGTTAAAAAGCTATCAGCAAAAGTGAAACTTGATGAAAGTAATTATAAATTATTAAATGATATGATTTTGGTTGGTCTTAAAAACGACTTCTTTGGAGAAGGTGGAAAAATAATTAAACCAGAGTATGATTTTAATATTCAAAACGACGAACCAAAATATCATATTCGTGGCTTTATAGACAAGCCTATTAAAATCAAAAAAGAAATGCATATAATCGACTATAAAAGCTCCAAATACAAGTTTAGGGGTGATGACCTTGAAGCTAATATTCAAGCCATGATGTATAGTCTAGCGAGTAAAAAATTATGGCCAAAATTAAAACCTATTGTTAAATTCTTATTTCTTAGATTTCCAAAACAACCAATTCAAGAGTTAGTGTTTGATGATAATCAAATTAAGGGATTCGAGCATTATCTTGAGCATATTAATGATTATGTTAATAAGTTTGACGAAGAATCCGCTAGATCAAACTTTGCAATAGATAGCGTTAAGAATAAATGGATGTGTCAAGTTGGTGGATGGAAATGCCCATATAAAGATCCATATAAATATTATGTTAAAGTAAATGATAAAGGCGAAGTAGTAGAAACTAGTCTAGAAGATAATTTTAAAGATATTAAAGGATTTAAAGTAGAAACTCGAACATATGAAGGATGCCCTAAATTTCAAACTAGTTCTGCAAAAAATGAGTTTTTTGATGACTCAAAAGACGAATTTTTAGATTGATATTTTTATAAACTTCTGTTATATTGGTAAAAATGATACCTTTATTTAAATCTCATTATTCTTTAGGAAGATCTATTCTTACCCTAGAGGATAAGTCTGAAAGAGATGAGTATCCAGACTCTATTATTCAAATAGCTAAACAAAATAAATTAAAAGAGATATTCCTAGTAGAGGATAACATGTCTTCATTTCTTGAAGCTTATACAAATTGCAAAAATAATAATATTAAATTGAATTATGGATTAAGAATTTCAGTTACAGAGTCGATGGTTGATAAAACTGAAGAATCAAGAGTTAAAAACTCAAAACTTATACTTTTCTTTAAAAATAAAAAAGGCTATGAATCTTTAACTAAGCTATTTAGTATTGGCGCAAAAGATGGTTTTTATTATGAACCTAGATTAGATTATGCAACAATAAAGAATAACTGGTCAGACGATCTAATCATGGGTATTCCATTCTACGATTCTTTTATATTTAATAATACTCTAAAAAATAGCATATGTGTTCCTCAAATAGACTTTACCAAACCAGTAGCATTTATTGAACAGAACGAACTACCTTTTGATTTTCTTATTAAAGATAAAATGCTATCATTTGCAGAAAAGAATAAACTAGAAGTTTTTAATGCAAAAAGCATTTATTATACTGATAGAAAAGACTTTAAAACATATTTGACCTTTAGATGTATCAATAAAAGGACTGTTCTGAATAAACCAGACCTTGAGCATATGAGTAGTAATGAATTTTGTTTTGAAAGTTGGAAAAATAAAAAATGAAGACATTAGAAATACCAAAAAAGATTAATGCTCATGGTTCTAAATGCCGTCAAATTGAAGGCAACGAAGAAAGAACCAGAGATTACAAAGATATGCTTTATTTATACGAAAAACTTTGGGCACAAGATGCAGATTTAATAAATTTTCATTACTTAGGATCTCAAAGAGTTCTTGATTCAATTTTGGAATTAACAAGAATAGATAGCGAAAATATGCCTAAAGATTTATACTTCGATAAAATATTACATAGATTCAAAGAAAGAGATTCTCAAAGAGCAAATATTGTAGATATAGGAAATAGACTCAATACTACAGTTTACATAGTTGCTTTTTTAAAGAACTTGCAGAGATATAAAATATATAACCTTACGAAAGATGATGGAGTTTGGATAGAAATGAATCAAGCAGAACATATAGAATGGCATCATCAAATGAGAGGCTATAGTTTTGATGAATTTTTAGATTTTAAACCCTACTATCCAAAGTATATTTAATATGGACGAACATCTTCTAAGATATAATAAAAATAAAACTTTGGTATTCATAGATTGTGAGACATTTAATCTTTGTCTTAATTTCTGCCATAATATTCCATGGCAAATAGCTATGTTAAAAATCCAAGGCGATAAAAAGATAGATCAAAAGAATTTCTATTTAAAATGGCAGACAGATTTAAAGATCAGCCAAGATGCAGCTAGAATAACAAGATATGATCATAAGAAAGTTCAAAAAGAGGGACACGATCCAAAAGAAATATTTCCAACGATTAAAGATTGGCTAGATAATGCAGATTATATTATTGGCCATAATACCCTTGGATTTGACATTTATCTTATAAAAGAGTATTATAAATACATGGGTTGTAATTGGGATCATCTTGTAAGTAAATTTATTGATACAAACGCAATAGCAAGAGGTATAAAATACGAAATGCCTTACAATTCAAAAGATAACTTAACTGAATATCAATATAAAATTCTTCATACTAGAAAAAAGAATGTAAAAAGCTCCTTGACTTTCCTAGGGAAAGAAAATGGAATAGAGCATGATTACGAAAAACTTCATGATGCCATTAATGATCTTGACTTGAATTTAAAAGTATGGAATAAATTGAAATGGCAATTAGAGGTATAACATGGCATCACTAGACGATATTTATGATATAATCCAAAAACTAGAAGATGGTGAAATAGAGTATTTACTTATTACTGTTCAAAAAGGTAAAAAGCAAGGCAAAGCAGATGTATTCTTTAGTTTAAAAGACAAAGCTTCCATGAAAATACTAGCAACTGGATTAGATGCTTTTAATAAAGAAATAGATAATATCGAGAAGCAAGATGAAGACGATGAATAATATTCTAAAAGACGAAGTTTTATATAGTAAATTTACTACTACTGATCTTGGGTTGCATGGAGTCAGACTTCCAGAATTTAATATTGATGCGTCCTTAAAAAGACATCTTAATATTAGCGAAGATGTTTCTAATTATGATTTTCTTAGAGCATTAGCTTTGAATGGTTTTAAGGACTTAAAAATAGAAAAAGACAATAAAGATTATAAAAAATATATTGACCGAGCAAAACATGAACTAGAAACATTAAAAGAATTAGGATTTACAGATTATATTTTACTAGTATGGGATGTTATTAATTTTTGTAAGACAAGTAGCATACCAGTTGGATTAGGTAGGGGTTCAGCAGCGGGTTCACTTATTCTTTATCTAATCGGCGTAACTAGAATTGATCCAGTTAAATATGACCTTTATTTTGAAAGATTTATATCAAAGATTCGAGCTAAAAAGCAGGTTATTGATGGAATAATGTATCTTGATGGTAGTTTGATGTGTGACGTTGATTTGGATATTTGCTATTATAATCGCCAAAAAGTATTACAATATTTGGAATCTAAATTTAAAGGTAAAACTAGCAAAATCTTAACTCTCAACACTTTGAGTGGAAAACTTTTAATCAAGGAATGTGGTAAAATCGTTGGAGAAAAGACAGAAGAAGAAATGACCAATATTTCTTCATTGATTCCAAAAGTTTATGGTCAAGTTAAAGATATTAATACTGCATATGAAGAAGTAGAAAAATTTAAAGATTGGTGTGATGAAAATAAAGAAACATTTCAAATTGCCTTAAAACTAAGAGATCTTATTAAAAATAAGGGAGTTCACCCATCTGGAGTTCTTCTTTCTTATTATGATTTAGAAACAGTATGTCCAACAGAATTTTCTTCTGATAAAGAACCAGTTTCAAGTTTTGATATGAATTGGGTTAGTTTATTTAACATTAAACTTGATATCTTGGGCTTAAGAAGCGTGTCAGTTGTAGATGATGTTTGTAAAAACATTGGTATTAAAGTAGAAGACATTGATCTAAATCATGAATCTATTTATAGAAATCTACAAGATCTAAAATCTCCTCATGGGCTTTTTCAAATCGAAGCAGAAACTAATTTTAGAGTTTGCCAAAAAGTAAAACCGAAGAATCTTGAAGAACTCAGTGGAGTTTTAGCTTTAGCAAGACCTGGAGCATTACAATTTGTTGATAAATATGCTGCTCATACAAATTATCAACAATCAGAAAGTATTCATCCGTTTTTTGATGATATTCTAAAGCAAACTGGCGGAGTAGCTTTATATCAAGAGCAATTAATGAAGATGGCTAATAAGATTGGATTTACTTTGGACGAAGCAGAAATCTTAAGAAGAATCGTTGGTAAAAAGAAAACAGAGGAAATTAAAGCTTGGAAAAAGAAGATTGAATCAAAGATTAAAGAAAATAAAATACCCAAAGAAGTAGGAGAGATCCTGTGGAAGATTCTTGAAGATTCAGCAAATTATTCATTTAATAAAAGTCACTCGTTGGCTTACGCAGCTTTAGCAGCAGTTACAATTTATTTGAAATTCAATCATCCTCAACAATTCTTTTTATCTTTATTGAAAATGAGCAGAAACGAACCAGATCCAATTGGTGAAATTTCTAAGATTCAAAAAGAAATGCATGAATTCGAGATTAAATTACTTCCTCCACACATTATCAAATCAGAAATGGATTTCTCAATAGAAGATAAAGATATTAGATTTGGCTTATTATCTATCAAGGGAATTAGTGATAAGTCTATCGAAAAACTAAACAGCTTCAGAAATAAGTATTCTAATAAGTTTGAAATTTTCCAAGCAGCAGAAGAAGCTAATCTTAATATTGGAGTATTATCATCCTTGATTCAGGCTGGAGCATTGAGTGGTTTTAATCAATCTAGAAGTAAAATTGTACTAGAAGCCCAATTATGGAATATTTTAACAGCTAAAGAGAAAAAGTATTCAATTTCATTCGCAGATAAGTTTGATTATGATTTGATTAAAATTATTAAGCATCTCAATAAATTTACTGACGAAAAGAATCATTTGGTTATTAAAGATAATAGATTAAATACTATTAAAGCAAAATATGCGCCATATCTTGAAATCTATAATCAGAATAGTAAAAGTGAAAGTTTTGCGAATTGGTATTATGAAAAAAAACTTTTGGGATATACATACAATAAAAATTTAAGAGATATTTTTGCAGAGAAAAGAGAAAACCTTAAATATGTTAGCGATATTATAGACGAACCAGTTAATAGTAAAGTGGCATTTGTTGGCCAAATAGAAGAAGTATATACTGGCGTATCTAAAAATGAAAAGAAAACTAGATATGTAAGACTAAAAATATCAGACGAAACCAGCTCAATAAGCACATTAATATTTAATGATAATATTGAGAATAATAAATTATTAAATAATAAAGCTTTTGAAGAGGGTAATATCGTTATAGCAAAAGGCTCTAAAAGAGATGATTGTATATTTGGAGACTTAATAGCTATTCAAGATCATCAAATTTATATGAAATTAAATGATTTAAAAAAGACAGATAAAAATAATTGACATTTCTAAATATAGATAGTAACATTAAGTAATATGATATCATTTTATAAACCAAATAGTAAGAATACAGGTACAGCTTGTAGTTTCAGTGTTAATTCAAAAGACAATTCAGTATGGGGATCATTAATCAAGCAAAGCTCTTGGAACGATGCCAAAAAGATTGGTTCTTTTTCTGAAAATCAAAATAATCCCAATAAAAGTGTTAAGGTTAAATTTTCATTAACAGAAGCAGCTGGACTTCTTGACTCTCTAGAAAGAAATACAGAATTTTCGGCTTATCATACCTCAGAGAAACAAATTACAAAAATTAAATTAGCGCCCTATATTAGGGATGAAAAACAAGTTGGATTTTCGTATAGCGTAAATAAAGAAGACAAGCAAAATGTTGAAAACAAACAATCATATTTGATTGGTTTTTATTTTAACGAAGCAAGATTATTAAAAGAATTTTTGACTTATTCTTTAAATTCTGTTTTTGAAGCTCAACGAATCGAAGCTATAAAGAAAGCAAAAAATTCCACAAAAGAAACTAAAGAAGTTGGCGAAGGTAATCAAGAAGATAGCGAACTCTGGTAATGGAACGAAAAAAGAAAGTTTTAATACAAACAGACTTCTCTCTAGCCAAAACTGGCTTTGGAAGAAACGCTAAAACTTTACTTAAACATTTATATTTCACAAATAAATATGATCTAGTTCATTATTCGTGTGGAATGACTTATGATCATCCAGAATTTAAGAAAACTCCTTGGAAAACCGTAGGCTCTTTGCCTAATACTCAACAAGAACTCGATCAATTAAATAGAGATCCTAATTTAGCTAGAATGGCAAGCTATGGAGCACATCTTTTAGATAAAGTTATTAATGATGAAAAACCAGATATTTATATTGGTGTTCAAGATATTTGGGGGGTTGATTTTGCTATAGAAAAGCCTTGGTTTAATAAAATCGCATCAGTAATTTGGACCACTTTAGATTCACTTCCTATTCTTCAATCCGCTGTAACTAATGCTCCAAAGATTAAAAACTACTGGATTTGGAGTAATTTCGCTACAAAAGCTTTACATAAACTTGGATATAGTCATGTTAAGACTATGCATGGCTCACTAGAAGATCAAGAATTTTATCGTTTATCGGATTTTGATAGAAATCAACTTAGAAAAAAACATAATATTCCACAAGATGCATTTGTAATTGGATTTGTTTTTAGAAATCAATTAAGAAAAAGTGTTCCAAATTTATTACAAGGTTACGCTTTATGGAAAAAGAATAATCCAGAAATTAAAAATACATATCTTCTTTTACATACTCATTGGGGAGAAGGATGGAATATTCATAAACTTGCTTCAGAATTTGGAGTAAATCATAACGAAATATTAACAACTCATATTTGTAGAAATTGTGGAGAATATGAAATTAAACCATTTTCTGGATTAGATACAGACTGTAGATTTTGTAAAGCACAAAAAAGTCAAACCACAACAAATGTATCAGTAGGAGTCACAGAGCAACAATTAAATGAAGTGTATAATTTTATGGATGTTTATTGCCATCCATTTACAAGCGGTGGACAAGAAATACCAATTCAAGAAGCTAAATTAACTGAACTTATTACTCTTGTCACAAATTATAGTTGTGGAGAAGAAATGTGTGAGGTAGACGCTAATTCTCTCCCATTAGAATGGAATGAATATAGAGAGCATGGCACAGAATTTATCAAAGCTTCTACTTATCCAGAATCAATAGCTAAACAATTAAGTATTGTATATAAAATGCCACAACATAAAAGACTTGAAATGGGTAAAAAAGCTAGAGAATGGACTATTAAAAATTTCGGTATTCAAAACGTAGGAAAATCTATAGAAGAATTTATAGATAAACAGCCATTAGCTGATTGGACCAAAGTACTAGAGAACTCTCAGGACAAGAAAGACCCATATTTTCAAATGCCGAATATTTTAGATGATGGCGATTGGATATTATCAATGTATCATAATATTCTGAAAATGAAGAATATTGACAAAAATGATTCTGGCTATCAATACTGGATGGGTGAATTGGCCAAAGGCGCAAAAAGACAAGATCTAGAAAATTATTTCAGAAATGTAGCTTTAAAAGAAAGCGGAGAAGACAAACAAGTAAAATTCGAAGATCATTTAGATAAAAATGATAAAGGCAGAGTAATTTATGTTATGCCAGAAAGCGCTGGAGACATCTTCCTTAGTACGTCTTTATTTAAATCTATTAAGAATAGATATCCAGATTATAGTTTATATGTTGCTACAAAACCACAATACAAAGAGATTCTAGAAGGCAACCCATATGTTCATAAATGGATTGAATATAATCCAATCATGGATAACCTAATTTGGTTAGAAGGCAATAATCAACATGATGGATACTTTGATATTGCTTATTTGCCATATACTTGCACTCAAAGAAATTTAAATTATCTTCACAATGGTTTAGATAAAGTAGAATTTCAATTAACTTGATATATCATAAATAAATGAGACTCTTGGACACATACGCAACAAATACAGGATCAAAAATAGATAAACCATTTATATATACAAAATATTTTCCACTTCCTCAACAAGAATATATAACAATTCAAAGCCAAACTCCTTATGATTCTAGAAATTATTCATATTGGCAAGAAGTTATTAATTTACTACAACCGTTTTTATCAAAAGCTAATATTTGCATAGTCCAAGTAGGAACAAAAGATGAAAAACAATTAGGTGGAGTAATTAATTTATTGGGGCAAACCAATATAAATCAATTAGCTTATATTGTTCAAAATTCTAAATTACATTTTGGTGCGGATAGTTTTTGTGTACATTTAGCTTCAAGCTTCGATCTTCCTATTGTTTCATTATATAGCATTAGTAATCCTAGTGTCGCGGGCCCACATTTTGGAAATAAAGATAAGCATATTCTACTAAAAGGATATGAAAGAATTGGAAATAAAAAACCATCGTATTCACAAGTAGAAACCCCTAAATCTATTGATGCTATTAAACCAGAAGAAATTGCAGAAGGCATATTAAAATTATTAAATATTGAATTTCCTAAAATGCCAGAAACAGTATTTATTGGTCAAGATTTTAATGTTAAAAGTTTTGAAATTATACCAGATCAACCCATGGATCTTAGCTCGATACCAGTTGAAAATCCAATTATCAGATTAGATTATTCTTTTAATGAAGAAGCTCTAGAGTCAATCTTATCTCAAAGAAAAAGCATAGTTTTCACTAATAAACCTATTAAAAAAGATACAATTGAAAAATACAAGCAAAATATCAATCAATTAATCTATATTATTGAAGAAGATAATAGCGTAAATTTTGTTAAATTATTAAAGAGCAATTCTATTAATTATGTTCTATTATCATTCCTACCAGAAGAAGTTTTAAATAAATTTAAAATTGATTATATGGATTATAATTTAATCGTTAATAGAAAGCATAAGACAAAAGAAGAGACAAAGATATCAAATATTGATAATTTTTATTATAATTCCTCAAGAACATTATATTCTTCTAAAGGTAAAAGTGTGTCTAAATATGACTGGTTAAATGGAACTGGTAATAAAGTAGTAGACGATGTTGAATTTTGGAAAGAAGTAGATAATTTTTATATTTTTAAGTTGACTTGAGATACAATCTATAGTATCATTACTAAATGAGCCCTAAAATTAAATCAGAAGAAAATACAATTTCAATTGGTAGTTCGGAGTTATTTAATGTAACTAATAAAGGATTAGATATTCAAATTGAAAATACCATTACACCAACGCCTCAAGTTACTCCTCCAAAGCTAGTAACCAGAAATAATTATGGTCTTATTGAAGATCAAACTTTAAATTATGTATTTAATGATGATGGTACAATTAATTGGCGTAAAATGGTTAAAGTTGAACATCTTGTACCTAATAGACAAAAAACTCAAGAAACGGATGTTTCAAAACTTCAAGATAAAGATCTTCTTATACTTTTAGGTGGAATTAAAGAGTTAGCTCAAATTAGAGGTTATACTAGTGTTGAGTATAAAGTGGTTGCCGCTTCCGAAAATTATTTTGCAACAAGTTGCAGGATTACTTGGCTACCAAATTATGAAACTGATGGAAAAGAAGTGATTTTCGAATCACTTGCTGATGCTACTTTAAATAATACAAAGAGTTTCGCCAAATTCTTTCTAGCTGCAATTGCTGAGAATAGAGCGTTTGTTCGTTGTGTACGTAATTTTCTTAAAATTAATATTGTTTCTCAAGAAGAATTAGGAGACGCAAAGCTCCTTGATGATTCTTCACCTGTAAATGAAAATCCAACCTCTCCTCAGTTATTACTTGAAAAAGTTATGAAAGAAAAAGGAATTAATTTTGAAAACTTAAAAAAGAGACTAATTAAAGATAAATTTGATAACGCTGAAAATTTTAATACAGTTACAGATATACCAAAAGTTAAGATCTTTGAATTAATTGATAGAATAAAAAAGATATAATTTCAATTATTCGTATGCCACATTTGTCACTTTATAAGAAGCGACTATATGAAGACCTGTGTAACTTTGTAAACTATCATTATCCAACAGGATTTCTTGTGATGCAGAAAATTCATCTTTAAAATTTTTACGATTGCCAATACTAAAACTAGCAGAAATAATTGGTGGATTATCAAAAGTTGTATTTTCTCCTGGACAAGTAAGTTGCTCATCTTCTGATTCTAAACCGTAAAAATAAACTATCCCTGAGATACTTTTAATACCTTGCATAGATTCGAAAAATGTAGCGACTTTAACATAGGCTTTAGCTTTGTAAGTATTCTCAGAATTATCTACTGGAACAAAAATTGGATAGTAATAATCATTGTCCTGTCCAATCCAACAAGCATCTTGGCCATTTCCACACTTAACCCCATCTTTATTTTGAGCTTGATTGCTTCTTAAAATACTATTTCTTGTATTTACACGTTGCGTAGAAAAAGTTCTACCTTTTGATAAAATTTCTATAGGACCAGCAAGAGTAGATGTTGCATTTGAAGAACTATTGCTCCACTGACTATATCCAGTGGTTTCGTCATTGAAATAGTTTTCAGCTTGCTCTGAACAACTAATACTAGTGCAATCGCCTTCAGTTGGACCACAACTTGAAGCGCCCGTACAACTTGTTCCAGAATCTTTTTCATCAATACCAAAAAATTCATCTATAAAAGAAGAACTCCAACTACAGTCTTCTTCACATCTAATAATTATTTCAGGATTATCATTTGAGCAAGTAACATTACTATTTTGAACATAACTGGATTTGACTTTTCTCGAATCACCCTTAATAGGCTCATATTGTGAACTATTATTAGTAAAGCTCATATTACTAGATGAATATGAAACATATTGTATATATGATCCATACTGATCAACTTTTCTAACATAATCTTCGCTAACAAAATAACTGCCTCCACTTGCCGCATCTCCATTTCCAGGGCCCCAGCAACAAAGGGTCTCATTGGGATTATCTGAGAAACCTGCCGTACTAGATCCCCCTCCACTACTAATTCTAGTAGTATATACAGTACCCTCTGGAGTCTCTCCAATTAAACATGGAAAACCTCCAGGAATAATTGCAGCTGCTGTGCCTATTGCAAAAAAAGAAAAATTTGGAGCACAACCATTGCAAGATCCATTACATGAACTACTCATATAAGATATTACACCCGTTTAATTTAAAATTCTTTATATTTAATCAAATGATTTCTAACAAAATATAAGTTAATAAAAAACCCACAAAATGCACTAAAAATATTACTTAAAAATGGATAAGTTAATTGAAAAAATGGATCAATAAAAAAACTAATAACTAAAGATATCCAAAAACTAGAGCATTCATGACAAAGCAAGGGTTTGTGAATATATGGAATTCTAGCAATAAAATTTCTAAAAGGTCTAGCAATTTCAGTATCGCTCCAAGCATAAGTTACTCCCAAGCAAACAAACAAATATATTAAAAATTGATAAAACATTTAAATAAAATAAACAACTAATTTATCTTCTTTTTCTACAACGGAAAATGATTTAAAATTAATCTTTTCTTCACTTAGTTTTTTAGCAACATTTTTCCAATCTTCTTCTGTTTTGCCAATTTCAAATATTCTTCCGCCACTATTTCTAAACATGTTTTGTTGCATCATTTGCATATGGTTCTCCATTTGGTTAGTTGGTGCTTGAGAATTTTTAATTTCTTCAGCCTTTTCTTGTATTATTTTTTGGATTTCTTCATTATTAATGAGGCTATTAAAATAACTTTCTTCAGCACTAATCTTAGCTTGAAGATGAGCTTTTACTCTGTTTTTGCAAGAACAGTTTGGATTGTTTCTGGAACTAGTAAGATCCGCTAAAATTTCTGGAAATTTATCTTTTAAAGAATTAAACAATGTATCATTCTTGATAAAAGTATTAAAAAACACTGGTGAATTAAGTAGTTGTTGAAATGTCATGTTTATGATATTATAGTATATATATTATAGAAAATCTAAAAATTATGGCTGAAGGTATAGCACTTTTGTTTGATTATATTGAGCTTCATTATCACTACTAAATGTAGAATTTAAATTAGTAAGTATATTGTTGGGTAAATCAAATGTTGCTAAATTTATATTAGATTGATATTTTTTTATTGATATGTATTGTCCAACATCAGGACTAATGTATCCTGAATTTGGCAAATTACGGAGATTCGATACAAACGTAGTACTACTTGCGCTACTATTAAATGAAATTTCTTGTTTTATTGGATATTGAATATATACAGTATCTGGCGAGTAATTTCCAATAGTGTAATTAACGATACGATTTACATCAACATTAATTCCAAAAGATTGAACTCGGTTAGAGTTGAAAAGCGTTAGATTTGAATCTATAAAACACGGATCTCCGATATTAAATGTATTTAAATTTATTGGTTTTGAAGTAAAAGATATTTCAGAAGCTGGCCAATTAAAAATAATTCCTCTTATATCAACTGTTGGATATTCTCCTAGTTTATAATTCAAAGAATAGTTGGTTAAATATCCATTTGTAAATGTTACATATTTATCACCATATTCAATTCTACCAGAAAATGAATTAACACCAGTATAAGGCAAAAATCTATCACTATCACTTAATATATAAGATAAATCAAATTGAGCGACTGGAAAACCATCTTTTGTATAGTTAATTGAATCATTTATAGATATTTGAGGAGCTATTTTAAGATCAACTCCAACATTAAAACTTCTTACTCCAGATACTAAAGAATCATTTAGATAAAAGTTCTGATTTTCTATAGTATATACATTAAACATTAATTATAATTACACTACTTTTTAGTGTAAAATATAAGAGGTAAAAGGTATATGGCTAGTATTTTTGATACAGTTCCATCTTGGAATTCTGGTAGTACTTATAACAAGTACGATATAGTGTTAGGTAGTGATGGAAAATACTATTATTCAATAATAGATTCTAATGCAGGGGCTGGGAATAATCCAGTAACTCCTGGGAATCTTCAGCTTGATTGGGATGGATACATTCTTTTAAATAGCGTATTATATCCTAATTTTTGGTGGAAACCTTCTTATGATGCAAAAATTAATACTAAACCAAGAATTAAAGTAAATAAATTTGGAAATGGATACGAACAAAGAATTAATGATGGAATAAATAATAATTTAATAGAATTTTCATTAGTTCTTGACAATAGAAGTGAAAAAGAAACTGTTTCAATTCTGCATTTTTTACAACAAAGAAATGGCCAAGAATCTTTTGTATATAATTTGCCTACGATTTATTCAAAATCATCAACAAATTTAATTACTAGATTTATTGCTCCAGAATGGGGTTCTTCTTATGTGTCATATAATAACTATAAAATAGATTTAAATCTTATAGAAGTACCAGTTTAATATTATGCCAACCTCATCTGAAGTTTATAATTTAATAGTAAGTGGCAATCAATCTTTAAATACCGAACTTAGCTCTTTAACACCATCTACACAGGTTATTTTATATGAAATTGATTTATCAGAAATAGCACCTACAACTATTAATTTTAATTATAATGGAGATCAACCGATTAATAATGGAATATTTAGAATATATAATGATTATAATTTATTCAAAATCGTAAATAACCCATATGGAGCATTAAAATGGCAAAATAATTATTATTATCCTTTTCCAATTTTTTCAGAAGGTTTTGAATATTCTTCTGCAGGAACACTACCAACTCCAAAAGTTTCAATATCTAATCTTTCTCCAGATTATTCTTCTAACTCTTTCTACAGATACATTAGAATGCAAATGCAAAGTTTAGGAGATATTGTTGGTGCAAAATTTAGTAGAATTAAAACATTTTTAAAATATCTCGATAAAGCAAATTTTTCTAATAATATTAATCCTTTTAATAAAAATGAAGGATTATATGAAATAGAGCTACCAAGAGATATTTATTATGTAGATAGAAAAACGGTTGAGAATAGGAATATAGTTGAATATCAATTAAATACAATTTTAGATATAGAAAATTTAACATTACCAGGAAGAACAATTTACGCTAAAAAATGTCCATTTCAATATAGAGGAGAAGGATGCTGTTACGAATATAATAGCAGATTAACTTATTTGCACAGCGGAATTTATGCAGGTATAGATAATTCTCCTATAACAGTAAGAGGTCTTTACACTGCCCCACCAGTAGCTACAGAAAATGATCAGTTATTTTTTGGAAGCGTTTTTAATCCTACTGGAGGTAGGGCACATCTTTCAGCAATATTTAGAATAACTGGAGCAAATTATGGAACTAATGGCCCTCTTGGAAATTCTGGACAATGGTCTCAAAATCAAACATATATTTCTGGAGATTTTATTTATTTACAAAATAGAGGATTAAAATTTTATTATGTTTGTTTAAATAATCATTTATCTGATCCATTTAATGCTCCACCAAATACTAATTACTGGTCAGCTGATTCATGTTCAAAAAATATAAACGCTTGTAGATTAAGATGGTTAAAAAATCCAGCTTTTAGACCAGTTATTTGGCCAGCAGATAGAAATGGAGAGAGCTGGACTCAAACAAAAGATAGAATAGTAAGTTTGGTTGGAAGTGGCGAAAGAATAAGTTTATGGGCAACTGGTTTAAATGGTGTTCCAATTAATTTCCCAAGAAGACCTGGAGCAGAAGATCCAACTGGAATTAGAGCGCATGGAATTCCAAAAGATATGAATCAAAATTATTTAAATGGATTTCTTCCATTCGGAGGATTTCCAGGAACAAATCAACCCCAAGCATAAAAATGATTGATAAAAAAAATAAAAATTTTATTATAAAAGAATGTTCAAAAAATCCATCAGAAGAAATTTGTGGATTTATAGTACTTAAAAATGATAATTTTATATGCATGCCATGTGAAAATATTGCAAAAAATAAAAAAGAAAATTTTATGATATCTTCTTTGGATTATATTAAAATAAAAAAATATTCAGATCAAATTCTTTATATTTATCATAGCCATATAAATGATAATGAAAATTTTTCTGAACAAGATATTTCTTGCTCTGAAAATTTATGTCTACCAATTATAATGTATAATTTAAATAAAAAAATATTTAAAATTCATGAACCAATAAGTATAAAAAAAGAATATATTGGAAGATTCTATCAACATGGAAAATATGATTGTTTTAGATTAATTGAAGAATTTTATAAAAAAGAAAAGTCTATAGAATTCAAGTATGATAATAATTTTTATTCAAAATCATTAGAACAAATGGATATAAAAACAGAATTATATAAATTTTATAAGAATAATAATTTCCAACTTATAGAAAATAAAAGCGATCTTAAATTGCACGATATACTTTTAATAGATGCTTTTGGAGATCATAAACCAAAACATTTCGCATTGTATATGGGACAAGATAAAATTTTACATCAACCTATGTTTGGTTTCTCAAGAATCGAAAATTATTGTAATTTTTATAAAAGGCATACAGATTCAATCTTTAGGTTAAAAATATGATAACAGTAAATTTGCATGGTAAATTGGGTGAAGACTTGGGAGAAACATGGGAATTAGATGTTTCTTCTGTGGCAGAAGCTTTGCACGCTATAGATATAAATACTAAAAAATTAAGACATTGGTTATTATATAATAAAGATCAATATGAATATGAGATTTTAGCAGATAATAATAGTTTTTTTGATGAATCTCCTGAGTTTAAAGATATAAATGAATTAAAAAATTCTGAATTTTGTTTAGATATTAAAGATAAAATAAAAACAATAGATATTGTTCCGTCTGTTATAGGCTCTGGAGCAGTTGGGAAAATATTCGTAGGAGCAGCTCTAGTTGTTGCAGCGGTAGCGATAGCCGTATTTACGCCATTTATTTTACCAGCCGTAGCTATTGGATTTGCTGGTTTAGCTTTAATTGCAGCAGGAACGAGTGAATTATTATCAAAACCCCCACCATCTGTTCCTTTTACCGCTCAACAAACTAATCCAATAGATGGACAGGGTGAAGCTGGAGGACCAACATCTTATCTTTTTAATGGTCCAGTAAACACAGTAGGAGAAGGTGGTCCAGTCCCAATAGGATATGGAGAGCTAATCGTTGGTGGTAATAATGTATTTAGTAGTTATGAAATTGTTTATAGAGCATATGCTGGTAATTTTGATACAAATACTTTACAAATTAATAATGCAGGAAATGCTCAGTATTTATTTAACTCTAGGTGTCAGTTAATAAGTCAAGAAGCTTTACAAGCTTTAGCTTTTTAAGTTTATGGGAAATCCAAATAAATACGCAGATGGTTTACAATATCTTGCATTTCCTGGAAACGTTGGTCAAGGAGTATGTGGATATAATTTTCCAGAAAGCACAGCTCAAGATGATGTAGGTGGTGGTAATTTATGTTTAAGCTTTAGTGGTACAGCGTTACCTGTTCCTAGTTCTAATCCAGGAGCACCAAATACTTACGGTAGAGGTCCAAGTGGATTTCTCGCAAGGCATACTGTATTAGCCGTAATGACTGGAGCCAATATTCAAAAATTTAGTACTAGAGATGGAAGCCCTGCAGATGGCGCACTCTTTAGGGCGAATACTTTTGGCGCGCCAGATTTACAAACTATTTTTGGTGTGAGTACGGTCGCCTCAGTAGAAGCGGGAACTGATCCACAAACTAACGGAGTACGTTTAACTCAAAGATTCAAAGATCAAAGAGCATATACTTCTATTGGTCAAATTAATGTATTAGATTTAGTTTGCGAGGGTCCGATTGAAGGGTTTGTTAGTGGATTATATATTCCAAATTTAAGTGGAAAATCAATTGGAGATATAGGATATACTAGCGTTACATTTCAACCATATGAACAAACTTACAGTAATCCAGAAACTAGATCAATATATTGGAATGATACTCCAATTACAGATCTTGCAGGATTTTATAATTTTCAATATGTAAATTATAAATACACATATGGCGAAAAAACAAATGATCATACAATTTATAATCCATATTTAAATCTTTATGAAGAAAGAAGAGATTACTTTGGCAAACAAGTAGATCAAAACAAAATACCATTACAAACCTCAATAACAAAAAGTATAAATGAAACTTTATATGGATTTTATCAATTAACTGGAACTCAAATATTAACACCAAAAACTTATTATGTATATAATACCGATGTTTCATCAATTAAAATAAATATAAAAATAAACAGTTTATATGAGCAAATACTAACTGGAGCAAATGCTGGAGACGTTGAACCACAAGTTGGAGTTTTTACATTTGCAATATATAGAATTCTTTCAGATAATAGTCTTATATTGTTAGATACATCTAAATATAGACCTTATTTAAGAGAAGGATATTCAGTCGATACTATTCAACTCCAAGGAAAAATAGCTAATAGCCCAGTAATAGTTCCATATGAAATAACGCTAAGACCTTATGCAGAAAATACTCCTTGGTTTGAAATCTTTCCAAATCAAATTGGTTGGGCTATAGACCTTGTTAAAAAAACAAGAGAAAGCACTGGCGGTGGACTTTTTAACTCTACATCAATAGATAGTATAACTGAAGTTTATTCAGATCGTTTTGTTTATCCAGATACTGCTTTAGTTTATTCTAAGTTTGATGCAAGATATTTTAATGATATTCCAACGAGAACATATAAATTAAGATTATTGAAAGTTAAGATACCAGTAAATTATGATCCAGTTGCTAGAAATTATACTGGTCCGTGGAATGGAAAATTTAAAATTGCATGGACTGATAACCCAGCTTGGTGTTTTTATGATTTAATTATAAACAATAGATTTGGATTAGGAAAATTTATTGATTCTAGTTTAACAGATAAATGGACTTTATATGAAATTGGTCAATATTGCGATGAACTTGTATCCGATGGTCTTGGAGGTTTGGAGCCTAGATTTACTTGTAATTTATATATTAATACAAAAGAAGAAGCCTATAAAGTTTTAAACGATATGGCAAGCATTTTTAGAGCAATCGTATATTATTCAGCTGGACAAATAACTGTATCTCAAGATTCATTAAAAGAGCCTATATATCTTTTTAATAATAGTAGCGTTATAGAAGGAACATTCAATTATTCTGATGCTTCTAAAAAGTCAAGGAAAACAGTAGCATCTGTAAGATTTAATGATAAAAATGATAATTTTAAACCAGCAATTGAATACGTAGAAGACAAAAATTCAATATTAAAATATGGAATACGAGAAACAGAAATTGTTGCATTTGGTTGCACAAGCAGTAGTCAAGCAAAAAGAATTGGCAAATGGCTTTTAACTACTCAAAACACAGAAACAGAATTAGTTGATTTTCAAGTTGGTCTAGAAGGTAATTATTTAAGACCAGGGGATGTTATCTCAATTTATGATCAATATAGAAAAAATCAATCTTACGCAGGAAGAACTTTAGAGCTAACTAGTGGATACGCAGTATTAGATACTCCATATAATTTTACTAATACATACGCAATTACTGGTGCGAATATGAATAATTCATTTGTATTTAATATATTAACTCCAACTTATAATTTAAATCCTGGAACACAACTTGGAGACTTGTATATTACTGGTTTTAATATTACATCTTCTGGAGTTACAGGATTAAATAGTTCATTCTTTAGAAGAAGTCAGTTGCAATCTATTAAAATAAATAGTCCACAAAATTATTTAACTAGTGGATCTGGAATATACTCTAATAATATAAGACTTAATTTTCCAAGCGGTTTAATAGTTAGCGGTTATAGTTTACCGCAAAACACAGTTTGGAATATAGATATAAATACTTCTGGATATGCAACAGCAGGAATTAATACTAGGTCTGAGATGAACAATGAAGGCAGAGCCTTGTATCCAGGATATTACCTAGAATCATTTCTTAATAAACCTAAAAAATATAGAGTATTAACCATTACAGAAAAAGAACCAGAAATATTTAATGTTAATGCTCTTGAATATAATGATCAAAAATATGCAGATATTGACAATGTAAATGATTTAGTTAACGTACCACTTAGACCTGCTGCACCAGTTGCTCCTACTTTATTTTTAAGTGGAATATTTAGAGATCCTATTACTAATTCTTATCTAAGTAATCCAGCTGGAACACATTATACTACTAATCAAGGCGGAATTAACAGCGTAATGTATAATATACAACCACCAACAAATAATGCAAGTAATAATCTATATTATGTATATATAAAACCATTCTCTCCTTTTACAAGTGCAACTGTAACTCCAGAATCATTTTTATTTGATGCAATATCTCCTTCAACACTTAGAACTGGTTTAAGTCGATTCGATTGGTCTATAGGCACTATACCAGCATTTATAACACCAACTGGTGCTGGCACATATTATTTTAGAATATTCGCTGAAAATAATATCGGAGAAAGAACTCCAGCGCTCAATGGATCATACAATCTAACAAATCAAGCTTCTGTTTTCAGCGTTCAAGCTTCTGGTACAAATGTTTATTAATTTATGAAAGTAAAAAATTTAAATTTAACTTTGGAGTGGCAAACTATCAGAAATATTCCTGATTTTTTAAAAATTGATACGCACTTTCCAACTTATAATGTAAAAGTAAAAAATGAAAATGATTATCTTATTCATCAAAATTTAAATTTAAATAATCATGAATTTATTATGGAGTCTAATCTTCAATATGAAGATTTTATGCTTAAACCAAAGCTTAGTGTAGAGATTTCTAAAAATAAAACTAAAAATATTTTTAAATATAATTTTGAAAATAATTATTTAAAATATAAAGAATTAAATAATAAATTAGGTTTTTTTAAAAAAATAAAATTTGAAGTAGATTACAATAATGATGGTAAAGGCGATTTTGAGCTAAAGGCTGAATATGCTGAAATTGAAAATTTGAATAAAAGTATTTTATTTAATAAAATTTACCGCAGTAGCGATTATATTAGCGTGAAATTACTTTTAGATAAAGAATATTTTAAACAACAAGAAATACATTCTTTACTTGTATTAAGTGAAGTTTCTAATAAGTTAGTTAAAAATAAAAAATTAACGAATCTATTCACCGAAAGAGTAGAAGAAAAATGGCTTGATGTTAATGATTCAACTGCATTACTAACAATACCTTTTATTGAAAGTGATATTGTTGAGATATCTGAAAATTTAAATATTAAAATTATTCCACTTAATTACCTTCAATCAGAATTATATAACTTTTTAAGACCAAGAGAATCTCAGGAAGATATTAATAATTTATATGAAGAGTATTTTCCTAATCAAACATTTAATATTGGCAAAATATATAAACAATCTGTAAATAACGAAACCTTGGCGTTTTATCAAAATTATTTATATTTATTCAATAATCAAAGCTTAAATTCAAACAGTTTAACTTCAGATTTATCAATTAATGATATGGTATTTAATAGCTATTTTCCATTATTAAACAAAGATCAAATCAATAAAACTATATGTTTATCTAATGATTTAAATACAGACGATGTACTTGACAATAATTATAACTTACAAAAGGGATATTTAGGCTTTTATAGCAAAGACTTAGCCTCCTACGAAGACGTAGCTATTGACTTAGATTACCTTCAAAATCAAGGAGTACTTCAAGCCAAAATCATTGAAATCGAAGAAAATAGCGATACTTGCAATATTTATATCGAATTTATAACCACTTTTTATAATAATGAGAAGTTCTATATAGAAACAAGTAATAATTTAAAATATAGTGAAAAATATAAAACAAATATTGATGGAAAAGATTATATTACATTATTATTCAAATATTCTTATGATTTAGCAAATTTAAATGAATATTTAAATGAAAATCCTTCTATAAATAAATCTCAAATTATATCAGATAAAGATTTAATCAACTTTTCGGCAAAATTAATATTATAAATTATCTTTTTACTTGTCTATAAACCGCTGAACTCAATAATCCGCCAGGTCTTTGTTGCTCTGTTATCACCCTCATTACTTGAGTTTTTACTTTTTCAGCAAGCTCTTTGGTTTCTTCTGCGTCTTTTTGCTGTTTGTCGGCTTGACTAGTTTCAGTATTTTCGCTTGTAGCTCCTTGTTGATTTAAATTAACTACAACACTTACATTGTTTGTTGGAGAATAATTATTAGAATTTGTTTCACTAACGTTGCCAACTGCTCCTCCATCTGCAAATTTTTTAGCTCTTCCAGAATTAAGATCATCAAAGAATTTTTTGCCATACATATTAACTGCTTCTTTTCTCATTACGAATTCGCCACCCATAAGCATCGCTGGGATATCATCTTTGCTGCTTCCACCAGAAGCAAATTTTCTAACTTCTCCACCTTTAGCTAAAAATCCTAATCCAGCAGCTCCAACCCCCAAAAGAGCTTGATAATATGCACCTCTACTTTTTGCATTTTTTTGTTGATTATATTGATCTTGAATTTCTTGATTCATTCTAATGTTGTCTTGCAGTGCTTGTCTATTTGATTCGTTGACTCCAGCTACGTAATTTAAATAATCATATAATGCCATTTCTCTTTCTTGCCTTATTCTATTTTGGGGATTATTTTGATCAATAATAGCCTGTAAACCAAGTCTTGGATCGATAATATTCTCTCCAGCAGTTGGATAAAGCGGGTCATTATATCTGTAAATATTTGTTCCTAAAAATTCAGATTCTCCACCATATGCAAGTCCGTTAATTCTACCACCATTTATCATATGCAACAAACCAGAACCATATTTATCAACAGCACTTTTTCTAATGACGTATTCTCCTCTGCTCAACATAGCTGGAACATCATCCTTATTCCCTGATCCACCAACTACATTACCACCAGTAGAATAACCTTTAATTAATCCGCCTTTTGATTTACCAAATAAACTTCCAAATAATCCTCCACCACCTCCTCCAAATATATTACTTGTACTACCAAAAAGTTTTCCAAAAATTAAATTAGTACTAAACTCAAGAGCTAATTGTTGTATTCTGTCGCTAATATTAAGCGCCATTCTTGTAAAGGCATCGCTAGCAGTAGCTGTTCCATTAGCAAAAGATAAGAAAGCATTATTAAATTCGCTTTTTATTGTTCGTGCTGTGTCTGCTGCTCCAAGTTGAGCATCTCTAAACGAATCTTCGGCACGATTATCAAATTGATCAAAAAATGCTGAACCAATATCTCCAATACTTTTTCTTCCACCTAATATTTGTTTTTCTCTCGCGGCTTGTTGATCTGCTCTATATTGATCCGCAAAAACTAATCCCCTATCTCTTTGACTTCTACTTGTTAAACGTTCTTGTGCGCCTTCTAAGCCCATGCTAAATTTATCTAAATCTCCATCAGATTGAACAAGAGCCTCATTTACTTGAGTGATATATTTCGCTTCAACTTTTCTTCTTTCTGTTTCGTTTAATATTTGTTTTCTAAGACCTTCTTGAAGATCTAAAACTTTTGCAGTTGCAATTCTATTTGCATTTAGATCTAAATTTAAATCTAATACTGTTGAGCTATATTTTTGCAATGACTCTGGACTTAAATTATCTTGAAATTTTTTCAATGCTTCTGAGCTTGATGAAACATCTCCTGCCAATCCAGCTCTTCTTAAGAAATCTTCTTTTTGATATCTAGCTATACTTTTTATTGCATTACTTAAGCTTTTTGTATCTATACCTAATTCTTTTAATTTTTTGCTTAATTCAGTTGAGCCTTGATCAAGATCATCAAAAGAAAGTTTTTCTAATTCAGTTAAAGTCTTACTTACGGTTTCTTTATCTACTCCAGCTTTAAATAGTAGTCTTGTAATAGGCTCTAAAATTGCAACTGTTTCTTTTATTAAATTTTGTTCTTCTGGTGGAATAATCGATCCTTGAGCGCCAGTAACAGTTGGAGCAAAAATTTGATCTTCTGACATACCTCCAACACTTAATCCTGCTCCTATAACAGGTGTACCTTGACCATATTTTGCATTTCTGGCTTGAAGATTTGCTATTACGCTTCCTAATTCTTGAGTAAATTCATCTCGTAATTTAGGATTGCTAAGAACTTCTCCTCGAACAGATGTTCCTCTTGTAGTTCTAAAATTTAAAATTGCATCTGTAAATTTTTGTAATTCATTTCCTTTTAAAGATTTGTCTGAAGTAATTTGCATTATACTTGCTAAATTGTCTGCATTTATAGCTGAAGTTTGTAATGCGATTTGAATTTGACCTAAAGTTTGAGTTATATTTTCAAAATTTCCACTTGAAACCGCATCTCTTAAAGATTTTTGTAATGTAGATGGAGTATTAGTTAATATTGTAGCTAAATTTTCATTACTATCAGATAGTATTTTTTGTTTCTCTTCAGTACTTAAAGTTTGATCTGTTAATTTTTCTAAAACTTGATTATAAGATTGTACTGCAGATGAAAATGTTTCTAATTTATCTTTATTACTTTCTGAAACAGATATAGCATCTTTTGTTGTTTGATCTAAGCTGTTTAATGAATTAACTAAACTTAACAAAATTCCAGTTAGAAGTGCTCCACCCGCGGCTTTTTTTCCTCCTCCAGCTAATAAAGTTGTTCCAGCAAAACTTGCTCCTTGAATCGCGGCTCCAACTCCTGCGCTTGTTTTTTGATCTGTTATACTTTCTTGAATTTTTGAACCTAATCTATCTATTGCAATAAATAATGCCGCACTTAAAACTTGTCTAATAATAAACGCAGTACCTGCGCTCGCTGCCAATCCACCTGCTGCCTGTAAAAAAAAGTTTGGAACAAAACCTTTTGATGCTCCAGCAGTTTTCGCTTTATTAGAACCATATCTTGCTACGCCTTGACCTAATCCCATTGGTTCATCTTTTGTATTGTAAACACCAAGACCAAGTGGATTCGCACCAGAAGTTAATCTAGAATCTTTACCTACTCTTATTCTTGACATTGGAGTTCCAGCACCAGCCTCTCTTCTAATTGCATCATTTAATGCTGTGAAATTAGGAATAAATCCTCCAGAAGCTTTTTTACCTTTGGTTGTACTAAACGCTCCAAATTGTCTCATCCCAACTTCTTTATAAATTTTATTCGCAAAACTTTGTAAATTATCAGTAGATAGACTACCTTTAAAATCTCCAAGAACAGTACTGAAACCAAATAATTTTTGTAAATTTCTTAAATTCTTACCACCTCTGACATCAAAATCTCCAAATCCTTTTTGTGAATCTAATGCTGTATAATTTAATGCTGTTTTTACTCCAATTTCAAAAGCAGAACCGACTGCTCCTCTTACTGCACCATATGCGCCTTTTTCTCCAGAACTAGAAAATGCACTAGCTAGTGTTCCTTTATTTACAGTTCTGCCTAAAGGTTTTAAAGTATCAATAAAACCAGATGTATTATCTAAAATACTATTAGTTATATTTGTAAATAATCTTCTTTTATCATCAGCTAAATCTCCTTCTAAAGCAGATTTTTTCATTCCATAAACTGGCACGTTTGTAATTGCAAATTCTGAAGATTTACCTTTTGGAGAAAATGGTCCAGCTAGTTTTCTTGAAGATCCAATAAATGGCAATAATACGCTAGCTATATTACTAACATCCAGTGGAGTTGGTTTATTTAATGCAGCCTTACTTTTTCTTTGAGCAGTCTTTACATCAGATCTAACATAACCTGCTTTTGCTGCATCTTCTGGAGTTATAGCTTTTGTTTTAATCGCATAAGGAATTTGAGAAGCAGAAAATCTTTTATTATTTATAATATAATCTGCAAAATTAGGTATAAATCCATTACTTGCATATGGATTAAACCCATATACTGAATTAAATTGACTTTGATAATTTTTTCCAGCATCACTTTGCATTGGAGGCATAATCGCTGGCTGACTCATTCCAGGAAATTTTTTAACTTTTTCTGCCGAATTATAAGTTACAGAACCTTCTCCAGGGATATTCATTTTACGAACATATCCAGGATTATATCCACCAGCTAGTGCTCCTAAAATTTCTGAACTAGCAAAATTAGGAATAAATCCTCCGCTCTTTGCTTTTAATGTACCGCCTTTAGCAGAAACTCCTCTACCAATTAATCCACCAGTTAATGTAGATGACAATGCAGCAGCTCTTTCTCTTTCTGCTGTTTGTTGTCTAATTATATTTAATATTTTAGTTTCTACATCTAAAACACTTACTTCTTTATTGTAAACAGATTGAACAAGCGCGGTTTCTTGAGATAGTACTTGATTTATTTTAGCTTGAATTAGTGCTCTTTCTTCAGCTTTTACATTTAAATTTAAAATTGTTTGTAAAGATTGAGCTGCAAATTTTCCTAAATTAAAAACTAATTTAGTAATAACAGCAGTCAATAAAATAACTCCAGGACCGCTTATAAAACTTCCAATTCCTTCTAATATACCTTTTCCTATTTTATTTCCTATTCCTTGTCCATCGACATCAATGCTTTCTAATCCTTTATTTAATAGATTTAGTAAATTTTCTATTGTAGGTCCAAAAGATATTTTCCCAATATCAGATCCTACTTTAGTTAAGTTAACAAAAGTCTTATTAATTAATGAAGATAATGTTTGATTTAAAGCTTCATTTCTTGTTATAGCTTCATTAGTTGCATTAGATGCAGTTTTTAATGCATTACCATATGTAGAATATTCTTTTCCTAGATCTGATAAGGCTGCTTTTAAAATATTAATTTGGAATACGCCACCAACAGTTTCTGCAACTTGAGCTCTTTGTGCGTCGCCCAATTTACTAAAAGTATTAGAAAGATTAGATAATATTTGAACCGCTGGTAATGTATCACCTTCTAGATTCCTTACTTGAATACCTAATTGCTCTAATTGGTCAAGAGTATCTGTTCTTTGTATTCTTGTAAAAATAGTCTTTAAAGAGTTACCAATTACTGCTCCACCTCTAGCTGTAGTTTGTTGAACACTTGTAACGATTGCTAATAATTCATCAAAATCAACTCCTGCATCAACTGCAGATGATCCTACTCGTTTAATAGCTTCCGCAAGATCAGCACTACTTACTGCGAATGCAGCATCAACATTTGCTAATTTATTAATAATAGTAGTTGAATCTAGTGCTGCGCTACTAAAGCTATTAATTGTAGCTGTTAAAGCTTCTACTGCGCTTACTGTGTCAAGTCCGCTAAGACGAGTTAAAATAAGAGCATCCCTTGTTCTTTTTAATGTTTCTTCTAAACCTAAACCTTGACGAGAAAGTTCTGTAGCAGCCTGAGCAACAACATCAAAAGTTTGACCTGTATTTTTAGCAATATCGAATAAACTATTGCCAAATTGATTTAATGTATTAGTGCTAACATTTAATATAACATTAATATCTGTTAAAGATTTTTGAACATCTATTGTGCTTTTAACTAAAGAAGTAAAAGCTTTTTCTACAGTATATATTAAACCTGCACTTGCACCGAATGCAATAACACGAGCATTTGACGCATCTAAGGATTTTTGAAATTCATTTGCGGCACCAGTAATACGTCCAAGTGGCTGAGTAAAGGCTTTTTCATTTAATCCTTTGAATTTAAAATCACGCGCCAAGGCGCTCTGAATATCTCTTTCGAGTTGCCTTGTATCCGCCCCTACTGAAATTGAAGCTGAAGTCCTAGCCATGCCTTATTCCTTTACTATAAGGAATTACACGAAATATTATTAATTATGATAGTATTCGCTATTAAGCTCCATGCATTTTTATTAAATCTTCCATGCTCAAAGTTCCACCCTTTTTCTGAGCTTCTTTATGTAAACTTATGCCATTTTCATCTTTACCTATTTTCGCTAGATCTTCTTTATTAGCGCCAACTATAGAGGTAGCAATTGCACCCTCTGTTTTCTTTTGATTATTTTCATTTTTATTTAAGACTTCCTCTGCATTTTTACTGCTTTCTAACCATTCTATGAGCTTATCTGGATCTTCGTAGTATTCATCTGATGGTCTATGCTTTGCTTCAGATAATGCATTTTTAAAATATCTAGCGTAACCAAATATTTCCATTTGATAGAAAGTTAAATAAACTATAGGTTTTCCATACATATAATACGGACTATCATCTGATAGATTAAACAAACCAAGATAATATGGCGATAATGCTATTTTTTTAAGATTATTTTCAGCAAAATTTTTATTAATATTATTATATATTTCTAAAATTTCAGATAAATCTCTATTTTCTAATTCATCAAATTCCTCTTCAGAGAAGTATTTATATTTTAAATCCTTGTCTTTAAATAAACAATTAAACATGTAATATTCATTTATTTTCTTATTAGCATAATCTTCGACAGTAAAACCTAATAATTCTTTTCTTTCTGATGTTAATGTAAATAATTTTATATTTTCTTCATTAATTTGCTTATTCATCTGAGCAATGTCATCGTTTTTAAATAACTTAGACTTGGTTTGTTTTAAGCCAGAAATATAAGATTTTATCTTCTTTATCTCTTCGTTTTTTTTAATTGACCAGAGATTTTCTTTTATAATATATTCTTCTTTTTGCTGTTCTGTTGGAAGCCCATTTTTCTTGGCTTTTTCTATAAATTCTTGCTTAATATGATCAATATCACCAGAATCAATACTAGTGTTATGTTTAAAATATAACTTATTATTTTTATAATAAGCTATTGTATACCCTTTTAATATATCAACAAAAAGAATCCTAAGCTTATTTTTGTCTATTGTGTCCAATCATTATTCCTTAGTTTTTTCTTCTTTTTGAACCATTCCAAGAAGTTTTTCGAATTCATCTTGAGAAGCTGCTCTACCAATATACCAAAAACTAATTAAATAAAGAAGTTTTTGTATAGCAATTTTTTCTATTCCAGACTCAGATTCTTCAATTTCATCGTATCTTTTAAGTTTATCTTCGTAAGTTCCATCTTGAAACAGTTCTTTGAATTTTTTATCATCACCTTGGATAAGGCTCAATTGAAGAACCCACCACATGATAGTTTTATTTCTTGCTCTATTTTCTGCGGTTTGCTCAAAAAGATTAGCTTGAGCCATCTCATATTTTTGCAATCTTTCTCTAGCATCATTCATTTTTGCAATAACAGTTTTAAGATTTTCTTTCTCTTCGTCACTGCGAATAGACTCTTCTTTTATAGATAATTTTTGAAATTCACTTTGAAGATTAAAAAAATCAATATAAAGTTCATTATATTCTTTTTGCTCTTCATCACTTAGAACTCCACCATCATTATTAAATCTTTTAGCAAGTAGTGCGCGAGTTAATAGTCCAGCCTTAATACCCTCTGAAAGTCTAACTCCATAAAACAATTCAGCCTCATCAAATAAACTTCTTGTTGGTTTTTTAATACCTAATTTAACTGGCACAGTAGTTTTAATTTTAGAAGTTACCTTTACTTCTTCGCCTTTTTCATTAATAGAAACATCTACTTTTTCTATTTCTTTTTCTTGATAAATATCAAATTCGAACATTGTTTTCATATTTTTTCTCCATTATTATTAATTAAATCTTGTAAATAGCTTTTAATTTTACCGTAGTAAACTACTCCACCAATTGTTTTAATAAACTGATGTTTCTTATTGTCATCCCAGTTTTGATAATTTTTAATAAAATTGGGATTTTTAAATGTTGTTAAGCTTGGCTTTAAGATTCCAAAATTATCTTTTAAGCTTTTTTGTATGCTCTGTACAGAAAGATTTCCTTCGATTATCTCATCTATAGGAAAATTATAATTTAATTTCTTGGTTTTCATTTGAGCGTTATGTTGATTTTACTAAAATTTTCTTCTATCTCTCTTACTGCATCATTGGCATTATCAAGGATTCTTTTGCGTATTTTTTGATAAGTTTCATCATTTATATTATAACCAGAATCACCCAAATCTTCAAGAATAAAAAAGAAATTCTTATATATACTTGTAATTTTTCTCTTTATCTGAAAAAGAGTCATGTCTTTTATAGGATCGTTTTCCATAATCTTTTACCTTTATCTAACCCTTACCTTAACTTGAATTACACAAAAAATAACCCCCACGAGAACGTGAGGGTTATTTTATAACTTAATTTATGTATTATTTATTAGAATTGTCCGTTGATAAATAATCCATTAGTTGTGTCTTGTGGACCACCAACTTGAGCGCTGAATGTAAGGGTAACAGATTTATTACTACCGATATCAGAGCTATACTCTTGACTATCTAATTTTGCACCCTTAAGGGTATATTTTGCCATAGTTAGAGTGGAATCCGATGGACTCTTAATTGTAATTGCTGGATTGTATTTGGCTGAATCATCAACTACAAGGTTAGCTAAATTTCCTGCATTCATTGTTGTGACTTGCGCATCAACACTTAATGTTACTGTTAATGGGAAGTCGATTTCTCTTGTGAATGCGAATTTATTTCCTAGTCTTTGAATTGGTGTACGACCTAGATCAAAGCTCAATGTATAGCTTTGAATATTCATCGTATTTACATCAACTCCACTAGCTAATGTATTAAACAATGATAGAGTAATATCTCCTGGGCGAAGAGCACTAATTGCGTTTCCACTTCCAATTCCAACGTTTTCAACAGCTTGAGCTAATTGATAATAGTTTGTTAAAGCTGATCCGTCTGTAGGATTAACTGCAGGAACAAAATTTCCACTAATTCCATTTTGGAAATTCATATTCAAACCTTCAACATTGATAGTTGTTGTTGGGAAATTACCAACAGAACCTTCTGTTGAGTAGGACGTTAAAAATGCGTTACCGATTCCAATAACTCCGTTATTTGCAGTAGATCCATCTGCGAATCCTACTGCGTCTGTACCTTCTGGAGTTGTACGAATAAAATAATTTCTTTCGTCTGTAGTTTTATTTAAGAATCCAGAAATAGCAGAAATAGCAGAATCATTACTTCCAGAAACTACCGTGAATCCTAGAATATTTTCATTAGAAAGATTTGCGTTAATATAACTAAAATCTAATGAAACAGTTGGATTTGTTAAAATTACACGATCAATAGCTGCTAATTGTCCGAATTGATTAACATCTGTGCGATCTACTGTAAAGCTATAATTAGCTGTTTGAATTCTTTGTAACTGTTTGACTAGATTACGATTTTGATCTGGTACATTAGTGTTTCCACCGATTCCAGGTGTGAGTGTTCCATAGTGGTAACCTGTTGCTGGAGATGGTCCAGCATAAACAGCTTCTGATTGATAAATTATACGATTTCTTGCCATATTAGTTATTCTCCATTTATTGTTATTACACTGATTTTTTTATTTTTTCTACTTTTTTATTGTCTTGGATATCTATTTTTTGATACCTCAAAATCAACAAAAGCAGAATATACATTTCTATTTAAGCTATTAGTAGCATTAACTATCCTTGTATCAGTTTTACTAACATTGACTTCATTAATATACAGATAATCATCAGTATTAGCTTTATTTGCTGTATAATTAATATAATTAAAAATATTATTTGGGGTATTAACTGAGCCTAATGAATTAAATGGCATTTCATTTGCATATATCAAGGGTATTATCTCGCGAGCAGTATCTCTCATTATACTTGTTACAGCATCTAGGCTAAATACGCTATCAGATAATATGATTGCTCTAACGTTACTAATTGTTTGATCAAATCCACCAAAAGCTAGAGGTTTATTTTTACCACCTTGATATTTTAAATATATAACAGGATAGGTCTCTGAGCCAACTGGTAATCCAGTAGGATTTTGATATGTTTTAGGATTAATTTGATATTGTGTTTCAAATAATAAATTTTCTTCAGTTTTACTAGTCAAATACATATTAAAATCTTTAACAGCATAATTACCACTTAAAGCTGTAGTAGGATTACTTATGGGTTGACTAAAATATAATTGACCCTCAGAAGCATTAATTCCACTTAAATTATTTTGTCCAGGAACCGTAAAAACTCCATTAACATAAACTCCACTTATGATATTTGCTCCACTTATAGAAGAGTCTATAACCATTTGCTTTAATGGGGCACCATATGTATAATATCCATAGAACATATTAGTAAGAGGATAAAATACGCTTTGAAAATTTGTATAAGCTTGTCCATTAGTTGACACTTTATTATCTAACCAAAGTAACATACTAGTCATTAAAATATTATCAAATTGTGGTGTCATTTTATTTTAAATTCTTTATAAATTTCGTATAAAGCTCTGTCATATATTTTACTGGTCTATATGCAGCAACTCTAACTTTATTTTTAGATTGAATTCCTCTTCCAGATCTACTAGCTGGAAATACCAAGCCATAAACATAATATCCAAATCCAGAAATGCCATCTTCAACACCCTTTACCCAGCTTCTTCCTCGTTCAAATGGAAGAGGTGTTTGAGATTTTATTTCATCTAAAGAAGGAGTAAATACATTAAATTTTAATTGAAAAGTTTTTTTATCAAAAATTGATTTTTTATCTAAAAATGTATTTTGTTTGATTAATGCAGTAAGATCATCAACAGGTTTGTCTTGACTATCAAATCCAATAAATGCAAAAAGATTTTCTTTTCCATTTAAAGTATTACTAATATTTTCTCCATCTGGACCACTATCTAATTCTTTGGATACAGGATGATCTTGTATTTCATTTATATATTGATCTAGATTTTCTTTTAAAATTTCTTGAGCAAAAATAACTGCTTCTTTTTTTAAAGCTGCTTCATATGAACTTGCAATTTCTTGTTTAACTTGGTTGAAATTAATTTTAGCAGCCATATTATTTTGTTTGCTCCAATCCATATACATAATATGTATTATTTAAATATTTTTTAACAATATCTTCTGTAATAACATTCCAAGTTTTTCCATCAAATTCAAGTTTTATAGTTCTTCCATTCGCGATAAAATCTCTTGCATCCTGTTTAACTTTTAAAGTAACATCTCCTTTTACGAAAACTAATTTTAAGTCATTATTAACAACATCTGTATCGTTAGAATTATTATAATAAATTCTTCCATTAAAAATTCCAGTTACAGGAATATAAGTAAAATTCACTGCATCTGAAGATTGACCATAACCATATAATGGAGCACTTTGAACTTGCTCTACAATTCTTACTGGGTCTTTGTGAACAATAAAAGATCTGGAAAAATAAGTAAAAAAATTATCATAATCTTGCGAAAATTCTGCCGCAGCTGTTGAGTTTATAAAGCTCATAGTGTTATGCTGAGTACCAAATTGTTCTTATATTGCGAAAGGCATTCCTTCCAACTGGATCATAAACTCCTGGAATAGTATCATCCCCAGCGACTTGCAAAGGAGTAACTTCATTAAGTTCATATTTATTAACGAAATCTTGTAGTTCGTCATATTCTTGTTTTCTAACTGATATGTAACTTTTTAAGATTTCATTTTTATTAGCTTTTTGAACGCTACCAATATCATCTTTAATTGTAATAAAGTCTGTTGAGGCTAGACTTCCTGTGCTTTTGATTCTAAGATCGAAAAAATATACAGAATACATTTTTTTAAATATATATTTTTCAGCGTCACCAAGATTGGGGTTAATCTCCAAGGTAGTACTATCAACTTCGAATGGTCTATTTATTAGATTACCAAGTCCACCAATATTTCTTCTTACCCAAGCAGCTATAGCCGCAATACTAAGATCACTAGGTTCGCCCAATTCTTCGTATATTTCTTGAGCAATAGATGTTACTGTATTTATAATCATACATTAAATTACACTATATGTTATATTTTATTTATAAATAATATTACCAAGAACCAATTGCTGATCTACGCCAATTATTATCAGATATGCAAAAATATGAATAATTTTGATCTAATGCCATTTGACCAGATGTTCCAGCGCTATTTGGGGTAGGTGGAGGAGATACAAGAGATGTTCCTCCACCACCATTTATTGTAATTGCAGCTGTTGATCCACCAACAGAAACAGATACTCCACCCCCAATAAAATTTAAAGTAGAAGCAGAGCCTTGAGAAGATCCTTCGTCTTGAATTGTTATTAGTGAAGCTATTCCTTCGCCACTCAATAAAACTCCAGTTCCATTTACAGTTGGTCGAGACGCAAAAGTTTTAACTCCACTAATAATTTGATTGCCAGTATTGTAAACTACATTAGACGCAGTTAAACCTCCACTTACAATATTTAATCCATCAGAAGTTATTCGTGCTATTGTCCTCGCTGCGGTAGTACCTCCAATGTGGAATTCAACAGCAGTATTTGGAGTTTGAGTCCCAATATCTAAGTTTCCACCATTAATAAATAAGTAACCATCATAAGCACTACCATTACTAAAGTTTGGATCGTTGTATCCACTATTATTTATTCCAAGATCAAGATAATTAGATGAATCATTACCATTATTTGCAGTGATAACCAAGTCGGCAGTAGCATTGGTTCCAGTTGCTCTATTTTGTATATTAATTTGTATATAAGTGTTACCACTTCCAACTATTGATAAGGGGTTATTTGGTAAGGATAAAGGTGTTATTCCAGAAAGCGAAAATACTCCAGAATTAACAAAAGTTTTGTTTCCAGAAATAATTTGATTTCCAGTAATATAAACTATAGTGCTTGATAATAATCCTCCTTGAGAAATGCCAGAAACATAACCGCTAAGTGAATTAATCTTATTATCTAACCTGCTTCCAGTATTGAATGTTTGCCCGCTGAAAATAATATCTTGAGAATTAACGTATCCACTAAGACTATTAATCTTGTTATCGAGTCTACTACCTGTGTTAAATGTTTGACCGCTGAAAATAATATCTTGAAAGTTTACATAACCACTGAGTGCGTTGATTTTGTTGTCTAACCTGCTACCTGTGTTAAATGTTTGTCCACTAAATATAATGTTCTGAGAATTAACATAGCCACTGAGTGAATTTATTTTATTATCCAAAGTTGAACCTGTTGCAAATAAATTACTAGTTGAGGCGAAAGAATTCGTATTAATTCCTGTTATTAATCTATTTCCACTTACGACTGGTGCAACATCAAAAGTTTTGATTCCAAAGATAATTTGATTTCCAGTTGTGTAAACGATATTATCTCCAGTGGCAACAACTGTAACTACTATTGGATCTCCACTTAATAAAAATCCTGTGCCATTTACGGTAGGACGAACTCCAAAATTAATTCTATTTCCAGAAACTACAAAAAGATTATCTTGAGTAGAATCGCCAAAGAATGTGTCTTGCGCAAAAGTTTTCTTTCCAGAGATGATTTGGTCACCAGTTGTATAGACGATTGTATTCGGTAAAATAACGCTAGAAGCTTCGCCACTTAGTAGTACTCCTGTTCCATTAACTGTTGGACGACTTATGAAATTTTTGATACCAGAAATTGTTTGATTGCCAGTAGTATAAACAATAGTTGCTGGCAAGGTTACATTTGCTGCTTCTCCACTTAACAATACTCCCGTGCCATTTACTGTAGGACGAGAAGCAAAAGTTTTGACTCCACTTATAGTTTGATCTCCAGTATTATAAACTAAATTAGAAGCAACTACTGGAAAATTACTATCTATATTAAGATTTCTTACAAATATACCAGAAACATCATCTTTAAGATAAAATCTTTGACCAGATGATACTCCTGTATTTGAGAAATGAAATATTTGATTGCTCATTTTGATATATTATAGGTTAAATGAACCAATTCCTCCAAAGCAATCTTTTAAAATTCCACTAATAGTACCACCATTATTATAACCACTACCAAATGAATAATTTCCACCAGTGCAATTTGTAAGAGTTCCACTAATAACGCCACCAAGAAAACCACCACTAGCAAATGAATAATCTCCACCAGTGCAATCTGTAAGAGCTCCAGTAATTCCAGCTCCGACATCATAACCACCACCACCAGTATAATCACCACTAGCAAATGAATTATTTCCACCAGAGCAATTTTTAAGAGTTCCACTAATAGTGTAACCAAAATAACCACTACTAAATGAATGATCTCCACCAGTGCAATTTATTAAAACTGCAGTTGAACTAATAGTGCCACCAATTGTAGAACCACCAACATTTAGACCATTAGAACTAGCAAATGAACTATTTCCACCAGTGCAATCTGTAAGAGTTCCACTAATAGTGCCACCAGCACTAGCACCACTACCACCACTAGCAAACGAATTATCTCCACCAGTGCAGCCTGTTAAAGTTCCACTAATAGTACCACCACCATTATTAACACCACTAGCAAACGAATAGTCTCCACCAGTGCAATTTGTTAAAACTGCAGTTGAATTTATAGTGCCACCACCAAAACCACTACCACCAAATGAAAAATCTCCACCAGTGCAATTTGTAAGAGTTCCACTAATAGTGCCACTATTGCCGCCAAATGAATAGTCTCCGCCTGTGCAACCTATAAAATTTCCACTAGCACTATTACCACTGCCAAATGAATTATCTCCACCAGTGCAATTTGTAAAGTCTCCACTTGCACTTCCACCACCTCCGCCAAATGAACTATTTCCACCATTGCAATTTGTAAAGTCTCCACTTGCATTTCCAAGATTTCCGCCAAATGAATTATCTCCACCAGTGCAATCTTTAAAAGTTCCACTAGCATTATTACCACCGCCAAATGAATTATCTCCACCAGTGCAATTTGTAAAGTCTCCACTTGCACTTCCATTGTAGCCAAATGAATTATCTCCACCAGTGCAATTTGTTAAAACTGCAGTTGAATTAATAGTACCACCACCAAAACCACCACCAGCAAACGAATAGTTTCTACCTTTGCAATTTTCTAAAACTGAAGTTGAATCAATAGTGCCACCGCTATTACCACCACCAGCAAACGAATAGTTTCCACCAGTGCAATCTTTTAAAGTTCCACTAATAGTACCACCATTAATATTACCGCCAGCAAATGAATAATCTCCGCCAGTACAATTTGTAAAAGTTCCACTTGCAGTTCCTTCACCAGCAAATGAATAGTTTCCACCAGTGCAATCTTTTAAAGTTCCACTAATATTACCACCATTAACATTACCACCACCAAATGAATAATCTCCACCAGAGCAATTTTCTAAAACTGCAGTTGAATCAATAGTGCCACCGCTATTACCACCACCAGCAAACGAATAGTTTCCACCAGTGCAATCTTTTAAAGTTCCACTAATAGTACCACCATTAACATTACCACCACCAAATGAATAATCTCCGCCAGAGCAATTTGTTAAAACTGCGGTTGAACTAATAGTAGAACCACTCGCACCACTCCCACCAAATGAATAGTTTCCACCAGTGCAATTTGTAAAGTTTCCACTTACGGCTCCATTGTTTCCGCCAAATGAAACAGCTCCGCCAGTGCAATCTGTAAAAGTTCCACTTGCAGCTCCGCCAGAGCCAAATGAGCTAGTTCCACCAGAGCAATTTGTAAAGTTTCCACTTGCAGTTCCATTACCACCAAATGAATAGTTTCCACCAGTGCAATCTGTAAAAGTTCCACTATACTCTATATAACTCCTCATGCCCCAACTAGAATTTGCATCAGAAATAAATAATACATTTTCTGCATATGTTAAATTTAAATTAGTATTTGGAAAATAAGCTGCTGGATCAGTATTATCGCCATTCATAGAATAAGTTGTATTACTATTTTCTATTGTTAGATTAAATAATTTAACATCATTTGCAGTTTGTTGTACTGTGCCTCGATTTGGTTGATCAATATCACTTGTGATATAATGCTTGCTTCTATCTGAAGTAGAGCCAACTATATCAACATATTGAGTATCAAGAATTAAACTTTGAGTTCCAAGATTATAAGTTGCTGGTGGTAAAATAACAGCTAATCTATTAACAGTTGACAAAGATGCGCCGTTAGGAGTTACTGTTTTTGCAAGAGCGTAAGCTGCTAAAAGATTATTACCATTAACTATAGCATTATCTGTTACTTTCACAGTAACATAATTGGCGCTATTTAACTTATTTAGTACATCAGCCATTTTAACTTACTCCTGCGCTTACACTAAGACTTATCCATCCTGTGTAACCTATATTATTTACACCCAAGAGTTGCAAGCTTTCGTTCTTATAAAGATTAATATTAGAGAATCCATCTATAGTTCTTTGACCAGATCCTGTTATTAACAATATTCCAGTATTTAAATTCTTAACATAATAATTTATACCAGAAGTTATGCCACTAGGCAAAGTTCCTATTATATTATTTGAACTATTAGCAATATTTATATAAGTATTACCAAAAATAAAATTACTATTAACATAATTATAAGATGAAAGTTTCTTATTTGTTATTTGAAGAGTATCAAAAGAACCTGTATTAGCAAAAGTTTTGATTCCACTTATAGTTTGGTTTCCAGTAATATAAACAATAGAGCTTGGTAATGTACCACCAGCAGATATTCCAGAAACATATCCACTTAAAGCATTAATCTTATTGTCAAGTCTACTTCCAGTGTTGAAAGTTTGACCACTGAACACTATGTCTTGAGCGTTAACATATCCGCTTAGACTATTGATCTTACCATCTAATCTACTACCAGTATTAAAAGTTTGACCGCTGAAAATAATATCTTGAGTATTGACGTATCCACTCAGCGAGTTGATCTTATTGTCAAGTCTGCTACCAGTATTGAAAATTTGACCACTAGCGCTTTGAGAATTTACGTATCCACTTAAAGAGTTAATTTTATTATCAAGAACAGATCCAGTAGTAAATAAATTAGCATTTGTGGCATAAGGATTAAGATTAACTCCTGTTATCAATCTATTGCCACTTACGACAGGGAAAAGATCAAATGTTTTAATCCCAGAGATTGTTTGATTACCTTGATCATAAACTATTCCTGTACCATTTACTGTTGGGTAAACTCCGAAACTTATAGTGTTTCCAGAAATTACTAAAATATTATCTTGAGTTTGGTCACCAACTATAACATTTTCAGCAAAGTTTTTATTGCCAGAGATAGTTTGGTTTCCAGTCGTATAAACAATCGTAGTTGGTAAAGTTATAGATTTGCTATCAACATAACCGCTCAAAGCATTGATCTTGGTATCTAATCTACTACCAGTATTAAACGTTTGCCCACTAAATACTATGTCTTGGGAATTAACATATCCACTTAAGGTATTAATCTTATTGTCTAGAGTCGATCCTGTTGCGAATAAATTAGCAATTGTAGCATAAGAACCAAGTTGTGCTGATCCAGTTAAAACTTGATTTCCACTGATATATATACTATTATATACATTAATAGAAGAGTTACCAGTTATTAGAATATCTATTCCTGATAAGAACAGTTTATCAATATTCGAAACTTTGACATTGTTAAAACTTCCAGTTCCAGATACGGCTATATTGTTAAGGAAGGTTTTATTACCAGAGATAAGTTGATCGCCAGTTGTATAAACGATTGTATTTGGTAAGATGACAGCAGAAACTTCTCCACTCAATAAAACTCCAGTTCCATTAACTGTTGGACGAACTCCAAAAGTAATTTGATTTCCTGAAATTACTAAAAGATTGTCTTGAGTTTGGTCGCCAACTGTAACGTTTTCAGCAAAGTTTTTATTGCCAGAGATAGTTTGATTTCCAGTGATGTATACTATACTATTTGGAAGTAGTCCCCCAGCAGAAATGCCAGAAATGTAACCACTTAAAGCATTAATTTTGTTATCTAAAATTGAACCTGTGGTAAATAATTGAGCGTCGGTTGCAAATGTAGCGTTCAAGCTCCCAGTATACCCCGTAAATAATCCACTTAAGGCAACAATGCTATTATACAAATTAGATCCACTTGAAGCTATCTGTCCGCTTAATATAATATTTTGAGAATTAGTATATCCACTTAGCGCATTAATCTTATTGTCTAATATACTTCCAGTATTCACTATGATCGGATTAAGTTCTCCACTTAAAACAACTCCTGTACCATTTACAGTAGGACGATTTGTTAAACTAACATTTCCATTGGTTATACTTATATCTACTCCAGATAAACTTAATGTATCAATATTATTTAAATCAACAGCATTGAAAATTCCAGTTCCAGAAACATTAATATTATTGATAAAAGTTTTATTACCAGAAATAATTTGATCGCCTGTAGTGTAAACGATTGTAGTTGGCAAAGTTATAGATTTACTGTCAAAATAACCACTGAGAGAATTAATCTTATTATCTAGTCTCCTGCCCGTGTTGAATGTTTGACCACTGAATACAATATCTTGAGAATTAACGTATCCACTTAGTGAATTTATTTTATTATTTAGTATACTTCCAGTATTGAATACTTGTCCACTAGTACTTTGAGAGTTTACGTAACCACTTAAAGAATTGATTTTATTATCTAGGGTGGAGCCAGTTGCAAATAAATTAGCGTTTGTAGCATAAGAACTTAGGTCAAGTCCTGTTATTAATTTATTTCCACTTATGACAGGGAAAACGTCAAAAGTTTTAACCCCACTGATAATTTGATTACCTTGATCATAAACTATTCCCGTGTCATTTACTGTTGGATAAACTCCAAAAATAATTTTATTTCCCGAAATTACTAAAAGATTGTCTTGAGTTTGGTCACCAACTATAACGTTTTCAACGAAGTTTTTATTGCCAGAGATAGTTTGGTTTCCAGTCGTATAAACAATCGTAGTTGGTAAAACTATAGATTTACTATCAACGTAGCCACTTAGAGAATTAATCTTATTGTCTAGTCTGCTTCCCGTATTGAAAGTTTGCCCACTAAATACAATATCCTGAAAGTTTACATAACCACTCAGCGCGTTGATTTTGTTGTCTAACCTACTACCTGTGTTGAAATTTTGACCGCTAAATAAATTATCTTGAGAATTTACGTAACCGCTTAGTGAGTTGATCTTATTATCTAATCTACTACCAGTATTAAACGTTTGCCCACTAAACAAAGTATCTTGTGAATTCACATATCCACTCAAGGAGTTGATCTTATTGTCTAGTATGCTTCCAGTATTAAATACTTGACCGCTATTACTTTGGGAGTTTACGTAACCACTTAAACTATTAATCTTATTGTCTAAAGTTGAACCTGTTATAAATAAATTAATATTTGTGGCGTAAGAACTTAAATCTACTCCTGTTAATACTTGATTACCACTTATGTATATATTAGAAGAAGAATAAATTCCAGAATCTCCACCAATGATAATTTTTGCACCAGATATAATTAATTCATTTAGATTAATTATATTTATATTTTGAAAAATGCCAGTACCAGAAACTTCAATATTATTAACAAAAGTTTTATTTCCATTTATAATTTGATTTCCAAAAGTTAAAACTGAGACTCCGCTTAAACTATTAATTTTGTTATTTAATAAACTACCAGTATTAGCAGTTTGACCACTAAAAATATTATCTTGTGAGTTTACATAACCACTCAAAGCATTGATCTTGTTGTCTAATATGCTACCCGTATTAAATACTTGACCACTAGTACTTAGGGAATTTACATATCCACTTAAGGTATTTATTTTGTTATCAAGAATTGAACCAGTCAAAGCGGTTTGACCACTAAAGATTATATCTTGTGAATTTAGATAACCACTTAACGAATTAATCTTATTGTCTAATCTAGTACCAGTATTAAATGTCTGACCGCTAAAGATAACATCTTGAGAGTTTACATAACCACTCAATGAGTTAATTTTGTTATCTAAAGTCGAGCCAGTAGCAAATAAATTAGCTGTTGTAGCATAAGCATTGAGATTAACTCCTGTTAATACTGCATTGCCAGAAATATAAAGTGTTCCACCAGATATATTAACATTTCCATTTATTAAATTTATATTTGTTCCAGAAAAATTAAATTCACTTATATTGCTTAAATCTAAAGCATTAAAAATACCAGTTCCTTGAACTTCAAGATTGTTAGCAAAAGTTTTAGTTCCACTGATTGTTTGATTTCCAGTAATATAGACTATTGTACTTGGTAATGTTCCTCCAGCTGAAATACCAGAAACATAACCGCTAAGAGCATTTATTTTGTCATCTAATCTACTTCCACTTGATGCTATTTGCCCACTTAAGATGATATCTTGACTATTAACGTATCCGCTTAATGAATTAATTTTGTTATCTAAAATTGAACCTGTGGTAAATAATTGAGCGTCGGTTGCAAATGTTGCATCTAAACTTCCAGTATATCCAGTAAACAATCCGCTTAAGGCAACAATACTATTGTATAAACTCGATCCTGTTAAGGCTATTTGTCCACTGAAGATAATGTCTTGAGAATTAACATGTCCGCTCAATGAATTAATCTTATTATCTAAAACTGAACCAGTAGATGCAATCTGTCCACTAAAAACAATATCTTGGGAGTTTACGTAACCGCTTAATGAATTTATCTTATTGTTTAATACTGAACCAGTGTTAGCAAGATTACTTGCAGAAGCTGACCAGCCACTAAGTGAATTTATTTTTTCATCTAATATTGACCCTGTATTGATTAAATTGCCTGAGAGTGCAGAGAATTTGTTATTAAGATCAGCTAAATCTGTTGTTAAGTTTTGTATTTTGCTTTGTTGAATATTTGCATTAGGATTAACATCAACATCTACAATCGTGCTTGCAGGAGTTTGAAAAACTCCATCTATTACTTTAACAACGCCACTACCTGCAACTGATGGAAGTGTTGTATGAACATGACTTGGTCTATAAGAATCAAAATAAAAAGTAATTGTTCTATTTGGATTTGTTGTTTTTTTACCAAAAAGCTGAATATAAATTCTTTCGTAATCTTGTACGCCAGTTCGAGGCATTGTTACGTTTAAAATATATTGAGATGGCGTTGTAGTGTCATAAAGAAAAACAGCATCAGATTCACTTACGTAACGATAACTAGAATTAATTGGATCATATATATTAACAACCGCTTTCATTTGAGTCTGAGTAGCGTTTGTGCTATTTGTATTAGCCCAAATATTAAAATCCCAAAGTCCTGCAGGAATATTTCTTACTCCAGGATCACCAGAAGCAGTTACAAAATGAGTTACTAAATGAAATTGATTTTGAGGAGTTAAATCAGGACTTGTAAAACTACCAGATCCTACCTCGTAGTTTCGTCCTAATAAACTAAGCGCAGAATATGCATTTGTTGGTAATCCTCCACTTGGAGCAACATTATGATTTACAAAATTAAAATAATAAAATAATCCGCCACCACCTCCACCTCCACCTGCATTAGTTCCAGGAATCCAAGTTTCTCCGTTATAAATTAATGTTTGACCAGCACTTGGTGATATTATACTTAATGGATATCCTTGAAGTTTATTTATTGTTGCAGAAAGTAAATCTCCAGTTAAATCTCCTCCAATTATACCTTGGCCGCTAGATAAAATTCCATCTCCATTTATTGTTGGAGTTTTGTAGAAATTTTTAGTTCCATCTATATTTTGATTACCAGTTGTATAGACTACGTCAGCTAACAGAATATCAGCTTGTCCACTAAGAAGTACTGGAGTACCATTTACAGTTGGCGTATTAGTAAATTGACCATTAAATTTTGTAACATAATTTCCAGTTAAACTTCCACTTAAACTTCCGCTTAAGCTATTAATTTTATTATCTAGTATTGATCCTGTATTAAATAAATTAATAGTTGTAGCGTAAGAATTTAAATCAACACCTGTTATTAATCTATTGCCACTTACAACTGGTGCAACATCAAAAGTTTTATTTCCAGAAATAGTTTGATCGCCCGTGATATAAACTAAAGTATTTGGTAAAGCTACAGATCCTGTTTCACCAATTAAAAGAACCCCACTTCCATTTACGGTTGGTCTAGAGTAAAAATTCTTAACTCCAGAGATATCTTGATTTCCAGTAGTGAATACAACGTTATTTTGAGAAGAAGTTCCAGCTGTTCCTGATGCTGTTCCTGATGTTAAATTAATCCATGTATTAGGTATTTGTTGCTTGTACCATAAATTACCATTAACTAATTCTATATAACTTGTGCCTCTTGGAGAATTATACAATAATGTTTGACCAGGGGTACTTGTATTCGCAGAATTAGGATTTCCTTCATAACCAAGCACGGTATTATCTGGCATTGTCGTGCCAGAATTAAAGAGTATAACTCTTCTCTGCATTTCAAACTGTAATTGGTCTGTGGTTGGCATATTATACAGTTTCCTCTACTGTTACGTTAGTAGCTTGAGAACTTGATTGAGTTGCAGCTGTGTCAAGTATTCTAACTATAGTAGGATTTACACTTAAAGAATTTATACTCCAAGAATCTGGATCAGGTGTTGCTGTTGTTCCAACTGCTCTTTTATTTGGTAAACTTTTAATAACCCATGATAGTGTCATTTTACTATAATCAAGAACAGATGTATTTATATTTACTTCGTTAGCAAAAGCGGCCAAAGAAACTGTTCTTGATAAGAATCCACCAATGACATATGTTGGTCCAGTTGTTATAGTCGTAACATCTTTGCCAGCTAAATTAGTAGCAAATATAGCACCCCAAGTATAAGGTCCTTTTATTAAATTATCATTAATATTACTCAATGTAGCTGTCCATGTCGTACCGCTTCCTCCAAATGAACCAAGAGTACCTCCACCAGTAGGAGCAATTAATGTTGGAGCCGAAAGTAATTGCTGACTTGCTGTAATTGTAACAGTGTAACTTTGAGCGCTTGTGCCATCGTTTCCTCCAGTTCTTAATCTTGCGGCTGGCACAGAAACTGTAAGAGTCGGAGCAGTGTGCGCTATTCTTACGACTGTACTTGAATTTGTTGTTACAGCGTTATTGGCATTTCTTGTTGCAGTTATTCTAAAATTATTAGTGCTTATATTATAATTTCCACCAGCTCTTGTTACTGTTTTAGGTGTTTCGTAAGTTGAAGAATTTGTTATAGTCAAATCGCCATTTGGACTTGTATATGAAATTATATCAAAACTAGTTACAGTATTTGATACCGTAGCTTGTTCGCTATCTTTTAACGCTTGTTGTGAACCTGGATAAGTTATAGTGCTAACAGAAACTGAAGGATAAAGATTATTTAATTTTACTGTATATTGTCCATCTGTGCTTCCTTGACTTGTTGTTAAGAACCAAGCAGAATAAGAACCATTAGCTTTTTGAACTCTAACTCTTGCACCCAAAGCTTGCACGCTAGTTCCTCTATCAGCAATTATTCTACTAGTTAGATTATGTGAAGTGCCAGCTGTTACAGAAGTTGTGCTAGCATTAAATGCACCAAAATTATCAATTTCTATTGATACAATTGGTACGTCGGTATCAACATGAAAATTGAAAGTGTCACCAGCTTTTAATTCTGTTTGATTTCCACCTGCTGGAATTGAAGGATATCCACCATAAAAATATGCACCAAGCACTTGAGGAGCAACATCTTGTGTTATTGAAATGCCATAATTTGCTCCATCTTCGTGATCAACTCTAAGTGAAGTTGCATTATTTAAATTAACACCAAAATTATTTACTAAAAATAATGGTCTATCAGTTTGTCTTAATACTAAAGAAGAAGGTATCTCTTGTCCTGCTATATATAATTTAGGTCTAAATCTAGTTCTGCCTTGAAGAGCATAAATATCAACAAGTATATTTTGAGTTGTAGTAGAACAAGAAATTAATGCTGTATTACCGACTCCATCTGCTATATTTTCGTACACATAATCTCCTACGTTGCCTATTCCTCCACTTGGACTAACGTATGTTATAAAAATTGAACCACCTGCGCCACTAGCTTCAGTAGGTGGTATTGGACTTCCAGCTAATAAAACTCCTGTTCCATTAACAGTTGGTATAGTACTAAAATTTTTTAATCCATCTATATTTTGATTGCCCGTGGTATAAACGATTGTGTTTGGTAAAGTTACATTTGAAGCTTCGCCAATTAAAAGAACGCCAGTTCCATTTACTGTTGGGCGAGTATAAAAATTTTTGGCTCCAGATATATTTTGATCGCCAGTATTGTAAACTAAATTTGGCGCAGAAACTTCATAGGCAAACTTTCCAGTATTGGCTACTAATGTTTTAGCTTTAAAAATCTGTGCCATTTTTCTTTTTATTCCTTTTGTTGGTTTTTAGGCCAAACTGTCGCTTTTTAGAGCGAACTAAAGAGTAAAAGAATTATTAATTCTATTATTCTAGTGAATATTACACTAGTTTAATTTTGTGTGGAAGCAAAAGTATGAATTTTTGCGCCAGCTTCTAAAACATTATCAGAAAGTAATCCTGTATATCCTACTTCACTAATACTTCTGATACTAAGATTATACATTACATCTCCTGGTACTTCTAATGTTGCTTGAACTTTTGGAGGAGTTGCGAATGGAACTGGATAAATAATTGCGTAAGCATCAAGATTTGTTGGGTTGAGTTCTTTAAAAAATACTTGTTGACTTGATTTTGTAACATAGGTTGCATTTGCATAGCCACTTAAGCTATCTATTTTATTATCTAAAATGCTACCAGTATTTACAATTCGTTCGCTTAATAAAGAGTCTTGAGTATTAACATAACCACTTAATGAATCAATTTTATTATCTAAAAGACTGCCAGTAGCTGCAAGTTGACCACTTATAGCTATAATATTTGCTGAACTTGAACCACTAAATGTACTAAATAAATTATATAGATTACTACCAGTTAGTGCTAAATTGCTAGAAATTTCATTTGATAGAGCTTGAAAATATCCACTATTGCCTACTACTTTAATTTCACCAAGAGAAGAATTTACATCTATAGTAATTCCATCTCCACCTGTTATATAAATATTACCTGATAAATTATTTACGCTATTTACGTCAGCATTAGCTACATCAATTAAAGTTTTTAAATAACCACTAATTCCAGTAAGTTCGCTATAGTAAGCTAAACCACTATTTCCGAACCCAAGTCTTAGTGTTGAGCTATTGTCCCAAGCTGCACTTTGAATTGGAGTTAAATTATATCCACTAAGTCTAATATGTTTGAATGCGCTAATCATAAATATTTGTTTCCTTTCATATTATTACACATATTTTCTACTTTTTAACTTGAATATTTAAAAAATATCCATTATTTAGTAAATTGTCGCTAAAATTTATATAAAATCCAGCGTTAGTTATTGAACCAATGTTAAAATAATAAGCCATATCATCTATTGCGTTTTGAAATGTGCAAACTACTGATCTTGGAGTAGTATTTAGTGGTTCTGGATATTGAATATAGTAGTTATCTGTTCCAGCTGTAAGATTAGCTTTGTAACCAACTATATTTTCACTTTCAAAATATCCACTTAATGGAGAAGCGTCAATTTTTATTGATTTATAAGGATTTAAATCTGTATTTGTTAGTATTGAAATTCCAGTGCCAGCAACAAATCTTAAAGTTTCTATTCCAGTAGGAATTAAATCTGCTTGTCCACTTACATTTATTATTTTAAAAACATTATCAACTCCAGGTTGTCCTGGAGGTCCTTGAGGACCAGGAATATATACGTTAGCATTCGTAGGAAAACTCGGAGAAGTTACATCCGTTGTGATCGCATTTGGCAAAATTACGTCTACGATTATATCTGCCATAAAATTAAAAAGATGTTACTTCTGGGCTTACAACAAATTTTCCTCTAATTAGTTTTATAGAATTACCAGTTGGTATTCCATAAGGAAATCTTTCTATATCATAAACAAAAACTCCAGCTGGAATAGATGCCATTGTATAAGAATCAATATTTATATTTACAATTCCAGATTGATAAGATGATCCGTTATTTCCAGATACAATAAATGGATTTAAATTTAATAAAATTTGTTGATCTCCTGTATATCCATAAGCATATCTTACAACCCCTCTAACATCATATCCACTTAAATTTATTGGAACATTATATGTATCTCTTACTCTTAAAGAAAGTTGTATATTGTCGCCTTGTATAGTTTCTATATTATATGAAGTAGCCATATAATATATTACACGAAACAACAAAATAGTTTCTTAATTAATAAAAATAAGGAACATAAACTCTACCTAAATTTTCTAGATTAGTTAAAACTACGCCAACCCTTGTTCCCATGCTTAAGTTCATTCCAGTTGAACCAATTAAACCAACTGGCGAAGATAAGTCTTCTGCGATATAAGACCCAGAAGAGCCTTTGAAACCTGTCACCAACCATCCAGTTTGAGGAGTTTGTGATGATGTATAATTATTATTTATATAATAAACACCACTAGAAAAATTGTCTACTATTAACCATCTTGGTTCAAATTGAGGATTGTTATGATTTCCATAAATAACACTAATTTCTTGAGAAGGATAAGATTTGGTTAAAGTATTAAAATTATCTGTAGGATTAGATAATGAAGCTCTTAATTTACTCCTATAAAATACTCCAGTAAATTCAGTAACATAATTTAACTGTGGAGCAGGATTTCCACCAGATAAACCATTTATACCAAAACCTGTCCAACCTACTAATGGAGGAGGATTGTTAAAATTTACATCTGTTCCATTTTTATAAAAAACACCCTGTCCAATATTTCTGCCTATAATCCAATTTCCATTATAAGGAGCCACAGCATATGAAAATCCTAAAATTGCATCTTGATTTGATGATTCATAAAAAGATGATCCAAATAAACTAATATTTCCAGAATAATGAAATATTGGTTTTTTAATAAAAAAATTATTTATAAAATTATATTGCGTACCATCATAATTTATTCCTGTAAATGTAGCGTAATATCTTTCTCCTCGTCCAGAATAACCAAATGTTTGAAGTTCAATTTCATCTGCAAGAAAATTATATTGTGGATCTTGAAAAATAGTTGTATTTAAAGTTCCGCTATTAGGTACACCATTAGAAGTATTAAGATAATTATTTAAATCTGAACTTACTGTAATATTATCATTATTAAACTTCATTCTGCTTGGTGAATTTATTCTTACTTCACCTGGAGAAACTTCAATATTTGAATTAACAGAAGCAATATTAATTGCCGAAGTTTTGAAATCTCCTGTAAATTCATATGATATACCAATAAGTATAGAATTATAATCCCCACTTCTTATAACATTATTATTACCAAAAGCGTAATTTTGAAAACCAGAAACAGAATTATTTGCTCCAAATGCGTATGAATTATTATTTTTTTCTAAGTAATTACTTGATCCAAATACATAAGAATTTGAATTATTTAATACTTCATTACCGTCCCCAACGATATAAGAAAATTGATTTAAAGTTGTTTTATTATTGTTTCCAATGAGAAAATTATTATTACCACCACTTCCAGGTATATTTTCATATCCTCCAAGCGTAAGATAGCCTGTAACTCCAGTAAAAAGTGTTGGTCCTGCTCCAGTAATTCCAGTCAATTCTACTACATATAATAAATTTATTATTTCTGGATCTAAAGTATTATTAGATCCAAATATTGAACTGTTGTTTGTTCCGCTTAAATTGTTATAATTTCCAAAGACAGCTGCATTAACATCGTTTGAATTTGTTGAATTATTATCTCCGTATATATTATTTAAAAATCCATTTATAGTATTGTTCTCTCCAAATATATAATTTCCAGTTCCTTGGCTATCATTCAGAGAACCGAAAATAACGGTTTGTTCATCATCAAAATTTGTGTTATCATTTCCAATATTTATATTTTGATAAGAAGATTCATAAGTATTATTATTTCCAAAATTTAATGCAAAATTTGAATTTTTAAAAGTATTAAAATCTCCAAATGAAGATATAGAATCAAAAAGATCTGCGCCAGTTATATTTCCAGATAAATAATTTGTATTTCCTAAAATTTTATGATTTGAAGATTTTAAAGTTGTATTATTTGACCCAAGAATTAAATAGTCTTGAATCTGAGAAATTGTATTTTCTGAACCAACTAAAGTTAAATTTAATCCACTATCTAAAGTATTGAATTGTCCAAAAACTGATAATCCCTCTCCTGAATTTAAGGAATTTGAAAATCCTACATTTAAAGAATTAAATTGACCACTACTTGTATTAATTGCGCCAAGTGTAAAACATCTTCTATTGTATGCAGCATAATTGAAACCACCTAAAGTATAATTATTTATTGAATTAATACTAAAATTAGCATATCCAAAATTATAATTTCCTACATAACCACCTGTAATTAAATCTATATCAGATATAGTATCATTATTAATTAAACCCACACCTCCACCGAATTTAGATCCTGTTATATTTCCTAAGCCAAGGTTAATTGGCATATTTTCTATTGCATTTCCAATTCTAATTGAATCAGAAAAGGAGAAACCGCTAAAAGTATAATCTCCTGAAACCCCTGTTTCTGTTAAGAAAGCAATTGTTGAAATATTCTCTGGAATCTCAATAAATTTTCCAGCAGATTTATTGTAAACTTGAAGATATACGTTTCCAGTAGGATTGCTCATTTAATAAATATTACACTTTTATTTTAGTAAATAAAAGTTTTCTTATTAATATTACTTACCTTCGGATAAAATATCTTTTGCTTTTTTATTTAAACTAACAGTGCTTTCTTTCGATTTTGGAATATTAAAAAGTGAAACATGTTTTCTGAATTCTGCAATTAATCTTTTTGTAAGAGTTTCACGATTATCGATTGGTACTAAACCAATTTTATTGGCGTGAGATTGTAGGTCGCTCTTGTTCATATCGTTAAGAAAATTAACATATTCCTTCTCATTAGCGGTTTGATATCTTGAATTGACATTATCACCCCAAATTTGATCTAGTGTTTTATATTGAATATTTTCAATCTTTCCGTGGGTTTGATGCATATTTTCTAAATTTACTTTTTTTCTGCTCATAATATCTCCTTACTATATTATAAATCTAATAGCGCTAATTTCTAATGTTTTATTCAAAAAAAAGACCCAGTAGGGATAAACCTACTGGGCCTTTAATTTTTATCTAAGTATTAATTAGACAATTAGTCCAGCGACTACACGACCGTCAATACAAACGCGACCCTCTTCGAGAGAACCGTAGAAACCAGTTTTCTCAGAGCGAGCAACGAATTGATCATCTGGAAGAACGGTGAATGTTCCACCGCTTTCAGCTTGACGAGCGATTGGGCGGATAAAGCCTTCTCTGCTTAGGTCGAGACCAACTACGAGTTCTTTTGTAACGCTATCAAAAGTTTGTGAACCTTTGAATGCATCAAATAGAGCGCTGTATTTTTGGCCTACGCCTAGTTCAACGAGTTCATGGAGGGTTACGCCATAAAGCTCTTGAGCGCCAGCACCACGATAGATTTCTTCACGGACACCATCAGGAAGATTTGTTCCTGCTGCGCCGCCAGTTGTGGTGAATGGTTGATAAGCGAATGCACGGATATCAGCCTTGATTTCTGGACTAATAAATAAATCTGTTAGTCCGTATGAATCAGTGGTTGTACCACCAGCATAAGAGGTATTAATTCTTTTTACTAGTGTCATTAGGTTGTTTAAATCACCCAATGCGAATGTGCCACCTGTTGCAGCGTTGATGATTTGACCACCAGCAACTCCGTTGTTTGTCCCAACGGCTGGAGTACGAGCTTCTGCAAGGGCTTTTAATACTACTGCCCAAGCATTACGTTCTTGTTTTACGAGAACTTCATTGCTCATTCTCTCTACTGCTTTACTTACTACATCAATACGGCCAGTACGAGCATAGCGCTTTAGGAAGCTAACTGCTGCATCGAGGCGGTATGTTGAGATTTTCAACTCACTGAAGCCTTCTACTGCTGAAGAAGGAAGTCCACCTGCTACATTTTGACTCCAAACTGTAACATAGTCTTGACTTTGGTCAAACCATAGGTCAAGAGGAAGACTAGGATTATCATCTGCATCATAGGGTGCATCAGTATAGATTGCACTGGCTGTGCCAGCTTGCATTAGAACCTTACTTACAACTGGTCCAATGAAAGCAGCAAAAGCTTCTGAAGCTTCGCGAGCTACTGTAACATCTCTGCTACCCATAGCTTTTACAAGCTCAACTTGCTCTGGTGTATTTTTTAATTTGATTTTCATTTTTTATAATTCTCCTTAAATTAGAAGTTGAGTTTGAGTAGAGCAACACCATTTACTGGTTTGCTAAGTAGAGTGCCGACTTTATTGCTTGGTGTTGCACCATTAGCAGTACTGTCAACTGTACTTAGTTCACCTGCATTTAGGTTACTTATATAAACTCCTGCGCCAACAGCAGCTGTGTTAGCAATTTCTGTTCCACTATAGACTACAACGCCTCTAGTTAGAACTGGAACACCTTGTCCACTGACGACTACTCCCTTTTCAGCAGCTTTGCGTGGGAATTGAATGAGCTTTTGGCCATTCTCGTCTAGTTCTTGGGTGGTTACTAATGTAATTCCAAGAGCTGCAGAACCAGAGTTTGCAGCTGTTACTTTTGCTGTTAAAGCATAGCGATCAGAAACTACGTTTGTAAATCCTGCGCCTACTGCACCAGCTAGATCAGTTGGCACTGTGCCTAGAAATCCTGTTCCACCTGGAGTTGTAGAGGCTACGATTGGTTGAAAACCGTTTCCGATAACTTTAACTACTGTACCTGCAGTGGCAATAACGCCATTAGCGTCTTGAGCTCCACTGTAAGCAAATAGGTTGACTACATCATGTTCGCTGTAATCTCTGAATGGTCTTAATGTATGTGCCATAGTATTTTTCTCCTTATTTGTTTATTTAATATCAAATCCTTCAAGACCGAAGGCTTTGCTATATTTTTCACGTAGCGAAGGTTCAACGGTTGTTGTTGAATTTGGGATTGAATTTGTTTCGATATTTGAATTATCGAGAACTTCATCTACAACTTCGGTTGCAGATTGTTCAGAAGCTGTTGAAGCTTTAACTTCTTCGGTTACTTGAGCAACTTCAGAGGCTTTAGCTTTTTTCATTTCTTCTTCTTTTGCTTTTTTAGCAGCTTTATTTTTTTCTTTCATAAGAACTGCCATCTTATTTTTGTAAGCAGCAAAAGTTTCATCATTCAAATCTTTTACGTCAGTAGCTAGAACTTGACGATCTTCATCAGTTAGATCGTATTCTTCATCAAGAGAAGCCATTCTTACGTTAAATGCTTCTTCTTTGATTTTAGCAGCTTTTTCTTCCTCTAATTGAGCAAGAACAGCTTTGAGTTTTTCTAGCTCTTCTTTTACTTTACCACTCTCTGTTGAAAGTGATTCGTATTTTTCTTGAGCGGCTTTAATAGCGTTATCTTTTTCAGTTCTTTCGGCTACGAAAGTTTCTGAGGCTTTCTTTAGCTCGTCTTGGATGAAATCAGCTACGCTAGAAGCAGTTACTTGCTTCAAAAGCTCGTCTGTTATTTGGTTGATATTTTCTATTTTCATAATTATTCTGTTTATAACTCCTTCTTCATTTACAGTATTTTCTTCATCTTGTGAAATATTATTTTCAGAAGATACTTCTGAAGAGTCTGACATTTGGTCATTTTCTTCTGGTTTGGATAATTCAATATCCATTTGGTTTTCGTCTTTGACGGCTACTCCTTGAACATCAGCAGCAGGATTAGCTGTTAAGCCTATTCCTAATGGAATAACATTTCCTAATACTTGACGATAAATAGACGTATTTTTATCTACTCTACCAGAGCCACCAAAAGCTTTTAAATTTTTCTTTAATTTTTCTTTTTCTTTTTCATTAGATACAAATGTACCATCTTCTAGATTTTTATTATTGCCATTTAATAGAACTAAATCATATTCATTAAATCCAAGCTCCCAGCTAGCGCTAACATTCATGTAATTTTCGCTAGAAGGATCATTACTTTCTTCGATAAGATTAGATAATTGAGGATTAATAATTTTCCAAATTACACCACCTAGGGTAATATAATAAGGTTCTTTCATCTTTTTGGCTTCATCTTCTGTGATTACTTGATTATCGCCAAACTTACTAAAACTAGCTGTTAATATGCAACCAACAACTTTTGTTCTATCGTGTTCAACATTAATTGGTTTATTAACGAAATTTTTAAGCATTTCTACTGCTGTAGAAGAATCCACTACATCACCATTTTTATTAACTCTATTCACTACACAAGCATCAAAAGCAATAGGAAGAAGATCAATATTCTTATCTGTATCAATATTTGGTACAAATTTCTTTAAACTATCAATAGAAGCTAATGAAAGATATTTATCTTTCTCTTCACTAACTAGTGGTTTAACTTGTAAATTTGCAAATGTGGTTGTAAATTGAAAATTCATATTTTTATATATTATTATCTAAACCATAAATAGTTACACCATCTTCTTCATCATCAAGATAAAGTTCGTCTGGAGATTCAAAATCAAAATCATTTAAATCAAAATTTTTAATATCTTCTTGTGCTTGTGCAAAATCTTCATCATCTGGTTCAAAATTAGCTTCAACTGTATAATTATTAGATGAACCACGAGCGATATCACTATCAGCTTTTCTATAAGAATCTTTTACTTTACCACCACCTACCATTTTTAAAAACATATTTACGCGTGCCATAGCCCAACCACCTCTAGTCATTCCTGGCCTGTGAGAAGAAGAAAATGCGCCTGCACCACGACGATATACTTTTTTTAATTGACCAAGAGTTACTTTTTTCTTATTTTTACTATTGTGTTCTTTAACTTTATTTTTAAGAGCTTCAATTACTTTTTTAGAAAATTCAATTGCTTTATCGCTCTTTGTTCCTGCGCTACCAGGCTTATTTTTAGATGAGCCTTTGCGTCTTTCAGATGGTTTTGCTGGAGTTTGAGCTGCGGATTTTCGACCAGATCTTTTGGCTTTAATCAAGTCAAAGCCATATTGTTCAGAATTGTAATTCATATTCTTATATATAATATACACCTAAACGTTATATTTTTAATTAATTTTAATTATTTTTTGTATAATTCTTTAGAAACGTCGTCTGCAGAACCCATTGTTGGAGTTTCTGGATATTTTGTTGGTAATTCTCTGCTATCTAGATTCGGCTCTGAACAACTAACTAGTAAAAATAAAGGCAATATCAATATTAATTTTTTCATAAAGATTATTACACTTTATACTATAACCATTTGCTTACCATCGTTAAATGATCCGAGTTCATTTTTAAATTCCCCAGTAACAAAAGCTCCATCTTCTAAGTATTGAAAGTATTTAAAAGATCCTACGCTTGGATAATAAAAAATAAATGGTTTTATTTCATTTTTATATCTTTTGAATGAAAGATGTGGAATACGAGATAAGCTGTTTTGATCTCCTAAATTATATTTTTGTATTGAGCCGCCTTTGTTTGTTATATAAAATCCGCTACGATTACTAAATCCTCTATATGATATGCCATAATAATTTTCTCCAGAATTGTATTTAAAATTATTAAAAAAATATGAATCATTTAAGGCAGCACTATCTATAATACTATTTGTCCAATTTGTTCCATTGTATTCTGATATATTTAAATATCCTGTTTGTTCATTTTGGCTACGTGTTGGATATGCTAAAATAGGATTTCCATCGCTTTTAAAATCTAAATAAATTTCACTAGATTCTCTATAACTTTGAGATATTCTAGTTTGCGTCCAACCAGTTGTAATTGGATCCATTTCGTAATAAAATACTCCAGTCTGTGCACCTTGGACAAATGATCCATCGGCTGCTGTAATTAAACAATATTTATTAGTTATTGGATTAACTTTAAAATCTGTCTGAATGCCATAATTTCCCGTATATGGCGTATTATAATATGTATAACCCGATCCAATTGAATCTGCTTTTATTAATGCTCCTCCATAACGTGTTGGACTAGTTGCGAAACCTAAAACGCTCATAATTACTTGATTTGTATTTTTATCAAAATCAAATGGCCCACCACCGATAATAGTCATTTTCGTATTTGTGCCACTAAAATTAATATCTCCAGATGGAAAAGCTAATCCTGTCCAAGATGTTCTTTGAAGATTTGCTGGATAATAAAAATTTACGTTAGGTGGAGCTATCGTTGTAAAATTTGGTTGATTAGTAACAGGATTGATTTTTATATCATAAGAAAATATAGTTTGTGCGGTTGGTATTGGTTTTGGTGATAAATTTTTAGAGCTAGCAGTTACTTGAGGAGATTTATATTCATAAAAAGTATAAATTCCGACTGTATAAACTTTTAAATCATCTTTCAAAAAATCTAATCCAAATTCATAATTGCTTGATTGATCTATACTTTTTAAAATATTTTCTCCAGAAAAAGTTGTTTCATTAATAGTCGATGGCGAATTACTTATATTTTTTATATATTTAATAATATTATCTTTTTTATAAAAAACAATTGGTTGAAGATCAGAGTCTACTTTTAAATAACTATTTTTAGTTTTATCAAAATAACTTTCTCCACTTAGCAAATCAATAAAATTTTGGCCAAAAGCAGATATATTTGGATCCCAATTTGTTTCAGTAATAAACTGTTTATTAAATACTATTTTATTTTTGTCTTCTATGTAACTGATATACCAATAATTATCATTATTTAAAGATTTTTCTAATTGAGGTTTTTGATATATTATATCATTTTGACGGGCTACAAGTTTTCCAGAAAGCCAAATATTGTTGCTATTTTTAATATTTATATAAGTTCCACTTGTATTTCCTGCCATTAAAACTACTGGTTGATTTATTTTTTCATCAATTTTAGAAACGGCATATCTTTTATTATCGCCAGAATTTAAAGTGTTTACGTTGGTTATTGTCCATAAAATTCCATTATATTTAGCAGATTTTAAAACTGAAGAATCACCTTGTATAAAATGAACGAAAGGATAATTATCACTAGGATCAAAAAGCAAAGTAGCATAATTTATATTATTTGCTGCTGAAGCTCCGTTAGATATTATAGTCTTTACAAAAGATGATCCATCGTATTTATAATAATTTAAATCATAATTAGTTGAATCATAAGATATACATGCTGGTAAATTATCATTGGGATCGTATTGTAAATCAATTGAATCGTTGTTTGCTGCTGGGCCAATATTTCCTACCGATATATTGCTCCAAGTTTCATTACTTAATTTTGAATAATGTAAATAATAATTTGGTGCAACATAATTGTAATATGCAAAAGATGGATTCTGATCTGATGGGTCATATCTTACAATCATATTAGTACTCGAGTAAGATGGTGAATTAATTATATACTCTTTTAGATTTCCATCTTTTTTAACCTGTGCATAGAAATTTGATTCGCCACTTTTTGTTACTAATGTATATTCTGATAAAATTAAATTTTCTGTTTCAGCGGATGATGATAGACTATATGAATTAGTATAAATTATATTATTATTATAAACTCCTGGAATTCCAATGGTATATAATCTACCATTTCCTAAATTTGTTGTCTGAAGTATACCCATTAAAAGTATTACACACTTAATGATTCTTCTATAAGTTTAGCTTCTGCGTCTCGCCTTCTACTCATGCCCTTTTCTATGCTTCCACCAATCCATATTCTTTTCATATTTCTTATTTGATTAGCAATAAATGATAAAGCTTTTTGATCATAGTTCGATACTAATTTCATACCATCTCTTATTAATTTCATTTCGCGGCGACGATCACCTTCTAATGCATTTCCTCTATTAAATACAAGACTAACCAATCCACCTTTTGCATCTTCTGGAAGATTATCAAAATTAGGAAAAGTTTGTTTTGTTAAATTCCAAAACTTTGTTACTGTTTTATTATTAAATACTTTGAGCGCAAGTTCCCAAGGAATAGTTATATCTTTTAATCCTCTTATAAGATTTTTAGTATTATATCCTTTAATACCAACTACTTTATATAATCTATCAAAAGTTTCTTTAGGAAGATCTTTCCAATCTTCACTAAATTCTGTTTTATTTACATAACCTAAATCGTAACCAACGCCAATAGTTACTCCACTTTGCTCTCCTGGCCATGCTGGATTTTTTAAAAATTTATTATAATAATTTTCTCCACCACCAACTTCAAATTCTAAAATAAGATCAAGAGATTTTTTTGAAAGCATTTTTATATTTTACCATTCAGCCATAGAAACTCTTATCCAGTTATCATCTCCTGCGCTATAATAAATATAATTACCATCTGAAGCCAATTGTCCACTTGTACCTGGAGATGATATAGTTGAAGGATAATAAGTGCTATAACTATATAAATTCAAGAGTCCATCTTCTGGTGATGTGGTATATGGAAGGTAAGTAGATAAATATCCTAATCCTTGATTTTGTTTAGAAATCAAAAGCTCATTATTTTTCGCCTGATTATAAGAAAAAGAAATTTCGCCCATTTTATTGCCATTGAGCTAGAGCTGTTCTAACCCATAGATCGGTAGCTTTACAAAAATAAAGATATTCGCCATCTGCAGTAATTTGTCCTGCTGTTCCTGGAGATGTTGAAGTTGCTGGAACATAAGATGTATCCATTACGAATCCTCCACTATATCCAGCGTCTGTAATAAAATCTGCTAAAGATGCTATAAGGTCTGCTGGAAATTCTTCTGTTTTCATTCTATATTAGATTACACAATTTTAAAGATTTATTATAATAATTTAATATAGTTACTTTAAATTGTAAAATAACATCTAACGATTCTCTTGATATCATATTTTATAATAATGAAAATACTGGAGTTGTTGTAATTTGAGGGCAAACATTATTAATATAAGCCGCTAGTTGCCAATTATTTGATGGAAATTTATCACTATTATTATAACTATTTGTGAAATATACTTCGTCTGAGCTTCTCATGTTATAAGACCCATCACCGCCATATCCATCTGGAGTTAGTGGGGTAGTTATATGGTAACTAAGATTATCTATTGGTCTATATCTAAAACTTGGTGCATCTAAATAAATCCATGTTCTATTTAAAAATGAAAAACTACAGTTTGCATCTGGATCAGATTGTAAATTGTTAAGTACTAACGATTGACCAAAAGTTATAAAATTAGGTGGGGCTTTATATAATGATATTTTTCCATTGCTAAAAGAAGAAACTTGGATATTACTTGGCCAAGTAGCTTCCCAAGGATTAGCTGCTGGATTTGTAGAGCTTGTTAAAGGAAGGAAATTATTCAATAAATACTGCATGGCCCAGAAGGATGAAGTTGAACTAATAATTCTAATCCTAATTCCCTGATCAATACTCCTAATATACCATGGTTTTCCATTTATAAGAGAATTTTGTAAAAGATATACTCCATTAGGATCTATGCCAGGCGGTAAAATAGATCCTTCAGAAACGATAACTTGGGTAGGATTTTGTTTTTTAATAGAAATTCTATTATTTTTACTTGAATTGTAATTCGCTTGTAAACGCCCCATTTTATTTAATTATTTATTTTATCTATAGTCTTGTCTAAGATATTATCTTGAGGTACTTTTTCTTTTGACCAAGAGTTCATAACTCCAAAATAAACAAGATGTTCACTACTAATAATAAATAATTCATTGCCAAAATTATCTTTATAAGGTTTAATTCCAGAATCAATTTTTAGTTCTATTGCTTTTTCTTTTTTAAATTTGATTTTATACATACCAATTAAATTATTATATCTCTCTCGCGCTTGGGGAGTAATTAATGCATCGTCTCCAACAAAAGAGATTAATCCACCATTATCCTTTTGATATTGTTTTGGAGTAGTTGCGTCATATGAAGATTTATTGTCTTCTATCTTATTTGGTGTTATAGTCGCACAACCAATTAAAAGAATATTAAGAACTAATACGCTTGCGAATTTCTTCAAGATCTTTCTCCTTTACTGCTTTTTCTATTTCACTTTGATTATGTACTTCTTTTTGAGCTTCTTGACGCTCTTTCATTTCTTTTGTATTCTTTGCGCCGAATACGTTATTGATTGCTGCGAATATTCCAGATACTGCAGAAAGTAAAGCTTGGAGTATTCCAGTTGGCATAATTACTCTACGTAACTTGCTGTGGCATCTTTACATCCAGATGCAATAGCGTTAAGTACCTTTACTGCGAGAGCGCCATTTCCATCTAATCTTGCAAATTGTTGAGCATAAAGATCTTTTATTACAGTAACATAATTTGCCCAATGAGTTTTTTCTGCTGGAAGGTAATCGTTAAGAGCTTTTTGAAGTTGCTCTGGAGTTGGAGTAGTTCCAGCTGTTAATCCTTCTACAATAGCTGCAACATGATTAATCATTTTAGCTTTTTCAATTCTATCGTTACCAGAAACTGCTTGATCAAGAACAACAGTGCAAGCTAATATAACTGCTGGTTTGACATAAGGAAGAGTATTTTCAACACTTGTTGCAACGTCAACTTTTCCAGTACTAGTTGTAGCACAACCAACAAAAAATACGCTCAAAAGAGCAACTGCAATTAATTGTAATTTATTCATATATTTTCTCCATGTGTTCTATCTTTTGCTTCACTTGTTTGAGCTACTGTTCCACCAGTAACTGCTGCATCTTTTACTGTTAATGCAAAAATAATACCAGATACAACTGCGACTAATTTTGCAATTCCAGTGATATAAACTTCTGCTATATCTGGAAGAAATGCTACTAAAGTTGGATCTGAATGAATTGCTATTGCCGTAGTAACTGCTACAACTGTTGCAATTCCAGATGAGCTAGATCTCCAATTAGGGCCAAATATTTTAGATAGCATAGTTTTCATAAGATATTACACTATATTATATATATTAAAAATTAAAATATCAATACTTTCTTTTGATTATTCAAAACACCATATAATATATTCCCGCTAATAAACAATCCTCTTCTTCCAAAATCTGGATCAAGATCAAAATCAAAACTTAAAGTTGCAGTTTTATTGCTTCCGATAGAAGAGTCATAATTAATATTTGTAAATTTACAGCCACTAAAAGTTAATTTTGTTTGATCTACTCCTATTTTTCTATTATTAAAATTAACAACAATATTGTAATCATCATCTCGATTTAATGTATCAAAAAATGAACCAGAAAGATCTTCTTTAACAATAAAACTTGTATTTAATTTTCCATTAATTGGAAATTCTATTTTTCTTAATAATGGGAATTTGTAATTAATTGATCTATAAGGTTTTCTATTAAAAGATAAAGTATAATCTAAACTTTGAATTATATCATTATAAAATAAAACTCCAGTAGTATTATTTGTGTAAAAAGTAACACTAGCGTCTCCTGGCAAAAGAATATTTTGTCCACTTATTCCAGTTTGATTATAATTTAAAGCTTTTGGAATAATAATTGTATCATTATTTACTTGATTGATTCCAGATCTTAAATCTAACAAAGTATACTTTACGCCAGATCCACTATTGTAAAAAACAATATTATCCGCAACATAATTTTGATTTACTATTGGCAAATTTCCAAGTGAAACATTAAAAGAGTATTCACTAAGATAAGAGTTTTGAAAATGTAATAATCCATAATTTTGACTATTTGAATTTATTATTTGAGTAGTATTAGTTGGATTAATTAATGAGTTTGTTAGTGTCGCATTTTCAGAAAATAAATCATCATTATTTTCATTTATAACAAGATAAAAATCTCTATCATTTAATAAGCTACTGTTAGTACATAGTCCAGAAAACATTGGTGCATTAAATCCAGAAAAATGATTAACATTGAAATTTAATCTATTTTCATTTGTAACACCATCTGGAATATATGAAAAATTAAAAGTTACTTCTGGTGGTCCAGAAATTCCACGAAATATATTTTGTTTTTGACCAAAGCCTTGAGCATTTAATCTTGATTGTTGAATTGAATAATTAAAGCTTTGTATTTTCTCTAGTCTTTTAAGAATAATATTATTAGCTAAATAATAATCAGAACCCGCATTCTGCTCTCCACTATATGGAGCAACATATAAGCCTTCTACATTGTAGATTATTCTATTTCTGGCCATAACCTTAATCCTTGTATAGGATTACACTTTTTAAGCTTTACTATGATACAACAATGAAGCTATGTAATTTGAGACTTGATGTTCAACTGCAATCTCTTGAATATTATTAATTTGCTCTTGATTTTGATCAAAAGGTTTTTCTATATATTCTTCAATTTTAGATGTCCAATTCTCTGGAACTTCATTAGCTATAATAATTTCAGATATATTTTCTGCGCTTTCTTTTTGTTGATTGCTTAATTTTTTAACATTAAACTTTTTTCTAACAGCAGATTTAACTTCTTCTTCTAGATTTTGAGATGCTAAAATATTATCTTTGATTTTAAGGACTGAGAATGAAGCTTTTGTGCCAATTGGTTTTACATTTTTTGTAGATTGAGGTACTCCAGTAGAACCAGATGGTCTTCCAGCTTGACCAGCTGCACTTCCACCAATAAGTGGTTGATATAAACCTTCGTCTCTTAATTCTTTGAATTTTCTTTGAGATTGTACGGACTCTTCTTGAGTTGGCAATCTTCCAGTATCGATTGCAGCCAATCCTTCTTCTGCAGTTAGTACTCCTAACTCAACTAGTCTATTGTAAATTCTAGAGTATTGAACATCATCTTTAATATCAATATCTTGGAATGTTGGAGTTGGAAAATTCTTAAAACCAATATCTTTGCTCATTCTTCTAATTTCTGGAATTAAAAATTCATTGATAAATACTTCTCTGGCCTGTTTTAATCTTTGAACAAATACTTGAACTTTAATGCTTGTGTTTGCGAATTTTTCATTGCCAATAAGAATATTATTTAATCCAATTTGAATATCACGATCTACTACTTCATACTTTTGTGGTCCAATTAGATTGCCAATATCTGGAATTACGAATTGAGCTTTTGTTGTATAATCAGCAATAAGAACTCTTCCGATGCTTTGGTTTTCAAATAATTGTTGCATCGCTTGAAGATTTTTTTGATTTACTCCGCCTTTATCAGGAGTATCTCCCATTGTAACTAATAGAACTGCTTGTTGCATTGTTCTTGTTACTGCCATGTCCATTTTCTTCATTTCAAGTTTCCAATTGATATCATCAAGAACTGGAAAACCCATTGGAATAGAAAGTGGCTCGTAATCTTGCTTTTTATAAAATACTGCTGCAAGCTTGCTCTTGTCTAGTGGAACAAGAATATAGGAATTATTTTTATTTTTAATTTTCTCTTTAACATCTTGAGGAAGATTTTTATAAACTTCAATATCTTCATCTGTTTTTGGATCTCTTAGTCTTTCTAATTCGTAATCACTCAATAATTTGTAATAAACATTAAAAGCATAATTAACTGTTCCGCCAACGTAGATGTCAGCTGGGTTAACAATTGTATATCTTGCTGGAAGTTTAACTGAACCATCTTGAGCAATTGATTTTAATTTAGAACCAAAAGTTTGTGTTATTTTTAAAAGTTGTTCGCTAGTTAAAGATGTGTCAAATCTATAAGTGAATACGTTTCCGCTTCTGTAGTACTCTCTAAAGAATTGATCTTGGAAACTTGCTAGATTGATTTTCTTAAAATATGCTTCAAAAAATTCTCTTGATTTTTGACTTCCACCAGTTAGATAAATTTGACTATCTGAAAACTCGGTCATCAAATCAATTGTATTTCTGAAAATACCTACATTGTAATAAGCTTTTTGGCATAGAATAATAGCATCTCTAACATCTAAAGTAGAAAGATTTCTTACATAATTAGAATATCTAAAAGGAATAATACCTGTATCAATATTAGTAAACCTATTAGTTCTTTCTATATCTGCTGCAGCATTTCTACGCATACCAGTTGAAGCCCTAATCTCTGCTATTTTTGCTCTTTTCTTGTCTGATGCATCAGTTCCGTATACCATAAGTGGTGTTACTTGATCTTGTGGGAGTGGTAATTCTACTGAGGCTTTGGTTTCTTCAATTTTTTTAGTTTTTTTGCTCATATATTGTTAAATATTACACTTATTTTATCATTATTGGGGTGAAAGTCTGAGATATCTCTTCTTTTGGAGCTGTCATTATATCATAATAGCATTTTAAACCCCAATTTCCTAATAAAAGTGCTGAATAATTATCTTTTCTAGCTTTATTAGATGAACTACTTCTTTTTAAGTGTTGAGGTAAATCAAAGGATTGAGTACCCCTAGCTGTAGATGAGTGTTCTACCAAAGTGCATTGTTTTTTAGTTTGATAGATAAAGTCGTCTTGATTTTCAATAAAGTCTAGAGTAGACCAGTCTTTTTTTTCTTCTGTTTTCATTAACTCTAATGGGATACTTTGACCGAATACAGTTTCAAAGAAATTATCATTAGCGCAAGTTTTACTAGCAAACCATATCTTTTTATAATCAATAGAGGCTTGCAAATGTTCGTTGGCTTTACGAATAAAGTTGCTTGTGAAGACTTGATTAAAAGCTATTTTCTTAGATTCTAGATTATAACTATTTCTAACTTTACGAACTTCTTGCTCATAATCCACACCTTCTAAATCAGAATTAAATTCAAAAGTATTGATTACTAAATTATTGCTTTTAAATAATTCAGATTGATTACAAGCAGAAAGAAATATGTCTGCTCCAGCATTATCCAAAATCATAAATACAATATTAAAATTAGTCATAAGATAATAAAAGTAATTAACGTGATTTTTTAAGTTTCCTAATCCAGCGTAAGTGTGAACCAATGTACCAGTTTTTGTTTCTTCATCAATCTCCATTACTGCCATAGCAAAATAATCTGCATTAGGACTATCACTCATATTAGGATCAATACCAAGAATATATTTTTTTCCAGAAGTTCCTTTCATTAAAGTGTGAGGAGCTTGACCATTGGGTATAGTGCAATCTTCCATCTTTTTTGCGCTAAAGTAACTATCACTACCATCAATAAATCTTGCACAATATTCTCTCAAAAAGCTGCTATGACTTGATCCTCCATTTTGAGCTTCTTCAATAATCGTTTTATCAATCATCTCTAATGGCAAAGCTTCATAACTTAATTGAGATACAAAATAAGATGCTTCTGTGTTTTCTTTTGAATAGATTTTTTCTATCCATTCATTATATGTTTTATAAAGATTTTCAAATGTATAACTCGCAGAAGAAAGAGCTATCATTTTACTATTATTTTCAAAAACCATTCTATCTTCTTCTTTCATCGCTCCTTCTCTAATTAAAGCGTCTTCCATTTCTCTAATTTCCATTCGTTCTTTCATATTCTGTGGCGCAACTAAGAATGGCATTAATACAGTTTTAACAATATCTTCTGATAGTAAGAGAAACTCGTCAAGCACTAATACGTTAGCGCGAAATCCTCGGATCTTTTCTCCGCTTAAGGGAATAGCTACAATACTTCCGCCATTAATTGACCATTCGTATTGATCATTTCTTTTACTTTTTGAACCAAAAGCTTGTTGAAGAAGTTCTGCTCCTTTACTATTTACGATTTTCTCTAGATTATTAAATATGAACCTAGCTGTTCTGAAAGTTGGTCCTGCAATTAGAATTTTAGTATTAGGTTCAAAAACGCATTGAAGAAAACAAAATACACTTGCTATAAAACTTTTACCACA